ATGAAAGACTTAAATGAATTAGCATTAACATTGCAGCGTTCATACAAGGAAGAATTTGATTCAAAGGAGATTCTATTATCTGATTCCTTTAAAGAGACGTATGGAACTTTTTTGAGAAGTATATCGCAGGATATTGATTATACACAGCATACGGCAACAATTACCTCTGCAGGTAATTTGAAGATGTATATTCCGAATCAATGGTTTAGGGCAGCAGCGTTTATGGTCCCATATGTATCCGAAATAGTAGAATATAAAAAATTAGCTGAAAAGATTTTGTCAGAGAAGTTTGAATCGGTCAAAGATAAAAAGCAGTATTACTCTGACATGAAAAATACTAAAGACACTGATGCTATAGAAAGGCTGAGAAAATGGATTACTGACTATTGTGATATAAATGCTATTTCTGATGATGGGATTGTGGCAGAGCAATTAACTTCTTTTATATCAAATTATGAATGGTGGTTTGGTAGTAAAACTATTGATCGTGGAGATTATTACGTATCCCCAGTGTTAGCACTATTAGGTGTGGTGAATGCATCTCAGAGCTATATAGCAGATATTAGCTATAATTTAGCAACCCATGCGGAACTTGCAGTTGCTTCGGAAGAAATGTTAAAATCCGTTTCAGAAGAAGATGAAGAGGGAGAAATATTTGCTCCAGCTGAAATAATTAATAGTGAAGTTGAACGAAAAAAGGGTGGCATAAATGAGATTGTGTATGGTGCGCCTGGAACTGGAAAGAGTCGTTATCTGGCTGACAAATATAAATCGGCACCACTAACTCGCAGGGTAGTGTTTCATTCGGAATATTCATATTATGATTTTATCGGAGTGTATAAGCCCGTTCCTATTTATAAGAATTCAAATGATATTTTTAATACAATTGATGGACAAGTCTTTACACAGGGGGAACCATATATTGATTACCAATTTGTTCCAGGTCCATTTATCCGTGTGTTGGTTGAAGCTTGGCTGGATCCAGGCAGAATGCATACATTACTTATTGAAGAGATAAATAGAGCAGATGCGGCAGCCGTGTTTGGCGAGATATTCCAATTATTAGATAGAGATGTGGATGGAAACAGCGAGTATTCATTTGAGCCATCTAGGGATTTAAAAGAGTACTTGGCGTCAATAGTTGGCATGAAATTTTATATTGAGAAAGGAATTTCCATACCATCCAATATGAATATCGTAGCTACAATGAATAGTGCAGACCAAGGTGTAAAGCCGATGGATTCTGCTTTTAAGAGACGTTGGAATTTTCACTATGTTCGTATCAACATTAAAGGTGCTGTCCATGAAAATGCAAAAATCAGATATGCCGGAAGAGAATGTTACTGGGGTACATTAATCAGTATTATTAATCAAAAATTAGCCGGTGGTACGATACAATTAGAGGAAGATAAATTAATCGGACCGTACTTTATCAAGCCAGATGAGGTTGGAAAAAAACGTGCAATAGATAAACTTCTGTTGTATTTATGGGATGATGTGCTGAGACACTACAGGGATTCCTTTTTTAGCAATGAAATAAAAACATTTGCGAGCTTGTCAGAAAAGTTTGAAGAAGAAGATGTATTGGATATTATTCATCCTCCATTTGATATTGATATGCTCATTTCGGACAGTATTGAATTGAATGTAGAAGCGCAGATTGTAAATGAAGAGGAAGATGCAAACGAATAGGAGGTACAGGCATGGAGATGAGTCCTATTTGTCTGAGCGACTCTCAATTATACAGTCTATATATGTTTCCACAAATTGCAGAATATTTAAAGAATTATCCAGATATTTGCGTTGTTTATAACCACACTTTTCAATTTAAATTTACCGGAGTACTAATTATTAATAATCTTCCAGTTATTGTGTTTCCAAAGAATTACAAGATACAAGAATCCCTACAGATACAAATTGAGGAAGCAAGTATTTTGACAAGAACTTTGATTCGATATCGCAACGAACCAGTGCATGAGATCGAGGAGAATAGGTATTTGTTTGGAGATTCAGCAAATTGCAATGCACGAATAACAACTGCGATTCGGATCATTGAGGACTACAAAATGTATGGGTATCTTCACCGTAATCTTGAAACCTTTTCAACAACAAGAAAAGGAAAAGTCGAGTGGGCAAAAACGATTAATAAAACGATTCCAAGCATAAATCATGGACGCGTTGCCTATAGCAATCCTGTCATGAAAAGTAGCAGGGACGACAGCCGAAATACCATTTGTAGAATACACCGCTATATCGTTTCTGATGCAGTACAAATATGGGGGTGGTTAACTGGAATGCATATAGACTATGAAATGTCTGAAGCAACAATGCCGTGCCCTGCAGAAGATGGAATTTTTGTTTTGCAACAAGAATTAAGAAATGTATATGTACAAAGAGAGATTGGACTAATCAAAATGATGATTGCCTATCTTAGGGCAAAGGCAGGAGTGGAACAGAACTTCAATAAAGAGATTCTTGGAACACAATATTTTAGCTTTGTATGGGAGGCTATTTGTGGATATATGTTTTATAATAAATATCCAGTATTAAATTCTTTGGTCCCCCAGCCGGAATGGGAAAGTGATATTGTGGAAGGTAGAATATCACAAAGGCCAGATGTGTTTACTGTGCACAAGGATGTTCTCTATATTTTGGATGCAAAGTATTATAATTTCAATTCAAATCTTCCGGGATGGCACGATGTTGTTAAACAAATGTTTTATCGGCATACAGTAATGTTGAACTTAAAAACACCACATGGAAGACGAATGCTGCCAAAGAGTACAGAAGTTAAGAATGCATTTTTATTCCCAGGAAGCGAAAAAACATCTTTACAATATGTTGGGAAGGTTTTTGTTAAAGGAATTGATGATTTGGGGGAAGTCAAGGCTTTTGCGGTGAATCAACGTGATGCTATGAGAATCTATGCATACAGAAATGATGATGTTTATCGTAATGAAATTGTGAATCAACTTGCGACACAGTGCTAATTCACACATGAATCTATCTCAAAACCGCTTTACTTCAAGGGTGAAATGTGATAAAATCAGGACAAATTGACCTGAGATGGGGGACGAGATGAGTACAAACATATTAATAAAAGAAAAGAGAAACAAATTAGGCCTTACCCAGAAGGATTTTTCTGATGCACTAGGGATGGGAAGAAACGGAGAAAGAACCCTTAGAAGATGGGAAAATGGAGAGTCCTCTCCCTCAAATATTGAATTGAATCACGTGTTGAATTTTGCTTCTGAAGTTCCCTTTGAAAAGAAAAAAGATATGAGATTCAAGTTTATCGATTTGTTTGCGGGAATAGGTGGAATACGCATCCCTTTTCAGGAATTAGGAGGGGAATGTGTTTTTACATCAGAATGGGATAAGTTTTCTCAGAAAACTTACAGAATTAATTTTGGAGAAGAGCCATCGGGTGATATTACTAAAATCACTGATACTAAGGAACACATTGAGCAGATTCCGGATTTTGATGTATTATTGGCAGGATTTCCATGCCAACCATTTTCGCAGGCTGGATTAAAAAAAGGCTTTGCAGATACAAGAGGAACTTTATTCTTTGAGATTGAGAGAATCATAGAGAAAAAAAAGCCCAAAGCTTTTCTGCTAGAAAATGTTAAACAGCTGCGAGGTCACGATAAAGGAAGAACCTTAAAAGTGATTTTGCAGCACTTGGTAGCCCTTGGATATTTTGTGGATTATAGTGTGCTGAGAGCAGCTGATTATGGAGTACCACAGAACAGAGAGCGAATTTACATTGTTGGATTCGATAAAAAACAAATAGACATACCTAGCCATTATAGTTTTCCATATCCACAGCCGACGCATGAAATTACGAGGGTTGGCAGCATTTTGGAGACGAATGTCGACGAAAAGTACACTATTAGTGATAAACTGTGGGAAGGTCATTTGCGAAGAAAGAAAGAGCATCAGGAAAAGGGAAATGGCTTTGGTTTTTCGCTAGTGAATGCAGATTCCGAATATACGAATACAATTAGCGCGAGATATTATAAAGATGGAAGTGAAATACTGGTTGAACAGGAGGGATTGAACCCGAGAAAGTTGACACCAAGAGAATGTGCAAGATTACAGGGATTTCCAGAAGAATTTATTATTCCGGTGTCAGATACACAGGCATATAAACAGTTTGGTAATTCGGTGGCGATTCCTGTTATACGAGCTGTAGCAAAACAGGTAATTAGTGAAATGAATAGACTCAAGAAATAAGAGAAGTGGGACTGTTGTAAATGGTCCCACTTCCTTTTAGAGATTTTCGATTTTTAATAGAATATTATCAGTTTTGACTACCTTTTTTAAATCTTTAGAGAAATTAGCTATATCACGTAGAAAAGGTTTGTCATAAATGTTTTTCACATTAGTTACTGGATGTCCTTTTCCTGTTTTGCTCGAAAGCGCATCATATATATCATGAGGAATATAGATTGCCACAAACCCACGATGCTTATATTGACTTACACGGCTTGGATTCCATTCAGCAATGTCTTTAAACAGACCAAATCCAACAACTGGGGCAGCCATCTGTCCTGTACCACTTACAATTAATCTTTCCTTTGCATAATAGCTCTTTACCGATATGTACAAATTAAACGGTAAACCTGTAACAGCAAAATCTCCAAGCCACTTCCAGTTTTTTGGAAGCTGAGAGTAACGAGTTTCATCACAAACTGCTTTAATACCAATCTCGCAAATTTTTTCTGTTAGTGATCCAATTAAACTAACATCTTCCTTTAATCCAGCTGATGCAATTTCATCAGTAATGGAGTTACGAGCATTTAAAATATCATAAAGATGTTCATATTGCACTGAAGGTGGCGTGCTATCTTGTCCACTTCGAAGAAGCATTTCTTTAAATATTAAATCAGTTTGAGTAATTGATTTGTCGGTTTTGTTTTGAACACTCCTTAGTCTGTCTATAAATGGCATTTTTCATCCTCCGCAAATATATTCATATTATTATATCACGGAAAAAGAGATTTGAATATAGTGCTTAGAAAAGTAAATATTATTCCGAAATATTACAGCGAAAGAGGGAGTATCTGATTGACAAAACCTTATGTTCGGTTCATTTTTGAGGATGATGAAGAGAAAGCCAAACAGCAATTAACTGAAGAAATAAAGCAAGTTTTTAATAATATAAAAATTAAGCCGCCTTTGAGAACCATAGACATCAGCTAACTAATACGGTTGTTGTCGGAAATAATTTGTCGAATCTATTCTTTTGCTATTTTAATAATAAAAGAACTCCTTTTGGATTAGAATTGGTCTATCATAATTCTTTCTAAAAGGAGTTTTTTCTTTTAAGGCATGTACTTTTTAGTTCTTAATTGTGAGCTTGGCCCAGACTTTCGTAGCCGTCAATCACTCCAAATTGCCTAGTTGCATGAGCAGAGAAAAGCAGCACTGCATTGCCATACGAAACATTACCATAGAATAGGCAGCATTCTGAGTGTGAATGCTAGCAACCCACTTCTTAATAATATCTCTTTCTTCTTCTGATAAGGCGAGATTTTCAAATTGTATACAAAGCTCGGCTTCTGCTTTTGTGGCTTCCAGATAATCCTCATCATGCTTCAAATTTTGATACACATTATTATAATCACGTTCTTCAATATGGGTGTAGAGTAGGTGGAAGAAATCAGAATTCATCATTGATTCGCACCTCCTTTCTGACACCACATGTTACTGCAAAAATCAGAAATTATCCAGTCATAGAATCCACTAAAAAGCATAGCTGAATATATGGCATAGTAAACAAAATAGTATTTAGGGTAGCCTTCAATAAGACTGTGCTATTCGGAGGGGGAAAGGCTTTGAAAGATATCTATTTGCCCCTCCACATTTTCTTCCGGTTCAGAATCCAAAACACCTTCATCCAAGGTACCTTCCTGATTGAAAGTTCTTTTAGGAGCTTTATGTTTATAGAGGGTTTCCCATTTCAGGGGATAGTGCGATTTCTTATTATAAAAGATGAGTATTGCTTCAGCATAGCCTAGAGATCCAGCCCTGCGCTCTTTGGCAGTACGGCTGATTTCTTTGACGGACACACGCCCGAGTTTTTCCTTAAACACGCTATCTTTTATTGCGTCCCCATAAGCAAATATTAATCGTGCTACACCATTCATCATATTGGCACTAAGGGATTGCTGTGCCCCTTCCCATGTCCCAATACAAAGTCGTAGAACATGATCCAAGACGTGGAAGCCATATTTGTCATGAATGTTTTCCAGTGTTGAAACGGCACAAATGCCGTTGGGAGTAACGGTAGATGAAATGGTCATATCGTAGGATTCCACAAGGTCTTTTATAATCAGTTGTTTATCATTTTCGGCCTCTATATTTGCCATAAAAATTTCATATGGCAGCAGAGGTTTTACATATTTCATCTGATTGGCAAAGATATCTGCCTCATGGGAATATTCTAAATCGTCGTAAATCATGCACCACACGGGAGTCTCTCTTGAACCCGACACCAAAGAAATGATTTCTATAGTATGCTGACCGTTGAATACATAATTTACTCCGTCCCGACGGCTGACTTTTACGGGATTAATCTGATAAAGGTCAAAATGTGTAGCCGCCCGCTGTACATGATGCATTGAAAGATTTCTCTGATATTCCTGATTAGATACAAGGTTTTTTATTGGTATCTGTTCAAAGTGTACGTTAGGAACGTACTGTTGTAAATCGTCCATTACTTAGCCTCCTCAATTTGCTTTAATATAGATTTTATTGCTTCTTCTAAAATGAATAATTGTTTTGTTACTTTTGTTTTGGCAGAGGTAGAAATACTAGCAAAATCAGTAGTATCGCCAGAACGCTTTATGGAGCTTACCCAGGAAGGGATTGTCAGAGACAGGCTTGATATTTCTGCATCTGGGTCATATTTTGGAATTTTCTTTAAAGGAAGATTCACAGTCACTTTTATCCTTGGAACGGATACAGGTATTCGTTTCCATTGTAATTCGTGGCGGATTTCCGAATAGCCAATATGGTCCATTTTATTATTGGTAAAAATATCTCTAAGACACTTCAGATCTTCCTTTGGAAGTCTGGACAATTCCACGGTATTCTCATGAGAAACCTTGACTTTACCAGACAGAATCCTGGATGCAATGGCCGGTTCTCTTTGCTTTATGAAATCAACAGCAGATGCAAAGGCATCATATTTCATAACTGTTGCATGGGATATAGAAAAGTCTGAACCAATTATCCGGGCGGTTTCATGTTTATTGCATGCTATATTATTGCGAAAGACATAGGATGAATTCTGTGGCGAAGCATCTCGTTGGCGTATTTCTGATTCAGCTTGATATTTTTTCCCAATCAGATACTTCATCATTTCCATTACAAGGTCAGGACGTTTCAATTGCGTGGAGCAGATGTAGGAAATGGCATCCATTCGTTCTCTAAATTCCATCTGTTTTACATCAAAAGGGATATTCCATTTTTGACATACGCCATAACGTTTGTGACCGTCAATGATTAAACTATTCCATGTCAATAGGGGTTCATGACACCCATTATTAAAAATGTCCTCCTCTAGATTTGTATAATAGGCAGTATCACATGACTGAATAAGCTCCGAGAATTCGGTATCAATACGGAAGGTGAGTTGTTTTATATCAATCATTGGTGGGCACCTGTACAACTGCATTCAGTAATTCGTCAACTAAAACGCTATCCTTCATAGAAAATTGTGCAATTTTTGCAGTTTGGTTCAAAAATCCGTAGATTCGGTAGGAGCAGTCAGTCAGCCAATTGTTGTCAACACTTTTTAATGTCCGTATGAGGTTAGTACTGTAGAGTTCATAGCAGTTTCCTTCTGCAAGCTGATATTGTTTGATACGATGAGCAAGGTTATCTTCACGACAGCTTCTACGAATGGCTATCATTCGTGAAGAGGGGTTTACGAGTAACTGTATATATTCTGGGTCACCGAGCATATGTAATGTCATTTTATGAATGCGAATACGGTTCTTTTTTAAATCAATACAAAGGATTGGTTGTAAAGATGTCTGACTGTTCATGGGTTTTATTCTCCTCCTGTTCTTCGGGTGTTATTGGCTTTGGCTCTTTCCTTGGTTCTTGAATACCAAAGACGGTATATCCATCAAAGGTATTTATCTGCAGACTGCGTTGGTGCTCTTCCACAGGGATACCGAACTGGTTCTGCCATTCAGCAGGGTAGGTGGGCGTACGGGATGTTTTTAGTGGTTCTCCTTCTTTTGCTGTTTTCATGTATATTTCTGGAGTGGTTAAATCAAATATGAAGAGGAGTTCATCCCCGGATTGGATTAATTTGCCGAGCAGTTTATACTTGTAAGACGGATTCCAATTCATAAGAGATATTATTTTGGAAAAGAAAATACGGCAGGTTATTTGTTTAGGCCCACGTTTTTTACCATTGGTGATCCAACGGAAGGAATCCTTTTCATTTTCCGTACATGGCCGGATGCCAAGTTTCTTATCATCGGAATTAACCAATATCTGTACGAACTCAACATCTGGCAGCTTTCTGATACAGGCGGTATTGACGGATACCTTGTAGTTATGAAAGGCAAAGGATGGTTCAAACACGTGAGCAAAGAACTCGCCACGGACGACCTGATAACCTTCATAACTAAAGTCATTATCCTGTTGGATTTCCATATCTTTTGCAGAGGAAGGAGATATGGCAGTTTGTGAATTAATTTCTGATTCATTCATTGATAGTCTCCTTTATATCATTTATAATTTGGTGTATTTCCTGACCGACAATACTTATGTCAGTCACATTAATATCAGGACTTTTATACGGCTTACTTTCCATGGATGCCGACCATGTGGTATTCCCATAAAATTCAGCCAGTTCCTTTGCCTGTGCATGTGTGTAGAAATCCTTTCCAAATCCATTCATCCAGTTGGGTGGATAGGCCAGTATATTTTTCTTTACCCCTCTTGTGAACGGATTCATTCCGTTGTACAGAGAGCCATTAGAGTCTGTTTCTGAATTCCCGGTATTAAGCATATTATTGGGAATCAGAATCTCGGTCTCCTGAAGGTTAAAGATAAGTATGTTCTCGGATTCTTTTTGATGATGTACACCGATTACCCGATATTTGCATTCCTCCTTCCAATTCAAGAGTTCATACAATGTCGGAAGACAGGCAGCCCCCCTGATTGGAATGGGTACGATTGTATCATTATGAAGTCTACATGCCTGTACTCCGTTGCGGTTCTCTGTGCCACAGGAACGGACTGCAAACAATAACTTGTCCGGATGAATCAACATTTCTATACGCATATCTTTACCTATTTTACGAATGGCTTCCGTAGCTAAAATAAGAGTATCTCGTGAAAAGGTAACAGTGATTTTGTTCGAAGTATCAAAGAACTGTGCTCGAGCAATTTCATATCCCCTCAAGTCAAAATCTCCAGACTGTGCCTTGAATTCTACAGGAGCGGTCGGAAACTTTACGATCCCACCATCATATGCACTATACGAGGCATCCCTGTAATCATCCGGCTTAAAACCTGCCCATCGGGGATTGATGGAAACGAATCCTCTCAGCGGACCATTTGAAATCACATGGAGTTCCGGTAGAAATTTCTGATTGCCATACTTGGCATTATTAATCAGTCGCTGGACAGCAATGAAATCGTCGCGGGAAATGATGGATTCATGATGGTTTTTCATGAGATACTGATTTCTGTCCTGACGATTCTTCTTTGATTTATGATCCAGATAGTTAGGAGTCCATGTTTTTCTGGATAGGACATCGCCACAGTGTCGCTCATTCTGAAGAATCTGCAGTATGCTCCCGACTGCCCAGGAGGTATTTCCCTTTTTTGTCCGGCATCCAAGTTCTGTCAGGGTTTCTGCTATCTGCTTGCAGGTATAGCCATACAAATACATGAAGAAGATGAGCCGGACGACTTTTGCTTCTTCTTCATTGATGATGAGATTCCCATCTTCATCCTTGTCATAACCCAGAAGTGAAGGGGTAAGGAAGATACCTCGTTTAAAGCGCATTTCGATGGAAGCATTCATGATTTCACTTTTTGTATGGCTCTCTTCCTGTGCAAGTGTAGAAATAAATGATAGGCTCATCTCACTGTTGGGATTGAGGGTATATATGTTCTCTGTCTCAAAGAAAACACCGATTGGTGGCTGCATGGCAGCAAGCTGTCTGACATAGCCAATACAATCGAGAACATTACGGGCAAAACGAGACACGCTTTTCGTAACTACTAAATCAATCTTTCTAGCTCTGCAGTCATCAATCATTTTTATAAAAGCAGTCCGGTGCTGAAGGGAAGTGCCGGATATTCCTTCGTCTGCATAAATCCCGACTAAATTCCAATCCTCACGTTTGCTCACCATATCCATATAATGATTTTTTTGCAATTCATAGGAGGAAGTCTGCCTCGGGTCATCGGTGGATACTCTGGCATACACGGCTACCCGCTTTGCAGAAGTTGTATGATAAAAATCTTCTTTTGGTATGGCCGGTATCACGTCAAGGGCATCGGAATCCACGCCTTTATATCGTTCTCTGATTTTTGATTTTGGGTCTTTTGTATTTCCTAATTCTTTTTCATTTTCTATCATAATTTTCACCCTTTTCTGAAACATATGGGTTCATTATATTTTTTTCATAAACGAAAGAAAATAGACTACAGGGATATATGTAGACCTGTAGTCTATTTACAAGTGAATACAACTATGTTCTAATTTAATTTTTTTTGTGTCGATTTGGATTTTCATGAATTACGCAACCAATATTGCGCAGACTTATTTTGGTTGCGCTTATGATTTCAAAAATAAAGCGCCTTTCATATTTTGAGCAGTCTGCCATGAGCAAATCTATATCCGTCTGATACTCTGTTGGATTATAAAGCTGATTGCCATTAAGCAATTCATCGACAGTTACACCGAGAGAATCGGATATGCGTATGAGCGATTCCAGACTTGCTTGTTTGTAGGCAGTTTCGATATGGCTGATATAAGATATTGATAACTCCGTCATTTCCGCAAGCATTGCCTGTGTAATACGTTGTCCGCAGCGTATTTCCTTTATGCGTTTACCGATTAGTACAAAATTTACAGTCGTCATAATATTCACCTCCTTCCCGAATGATTGAAGGCGGGTGGAGATTTATCTCATTATGTATCGTCTGCCATACGGAATAGTTGTGATAATAAATTGCGTATGGTCTTGTAATATTACTTTGATTTCATTTTTACGATCGTTTGTTTCGATATCAGCTATGGGTAATACTTCTGTTTCATTCAAAATGTCAAAAAGTTTGTCTTTAAATTCATCATGTGTCATTATTTAATATCCTTTGTAAAAGTGGACTAATATCAGCCCCATTATATCATAAGTTTTTCGTAAACTAAATATAATTTAGGACTAATTTCAGTTCGGAATGGAAGGATATGTGATGGAGCAAAAAATCAAGCAGGATGACAAAATTCATATTGGAGAGAATGTCCGTGAGATTCGCCTACAAAGAGGCTATAAACAGACTGAAGTGGTGCGTCGAATGCAGTTAATTGGTGAAACCATGACTCGAGAAAGTTACGTTAAAATTGAACGGGGTATACAGCATATATCGGCATCTCAACTGAGGGCAATCAAAGAGGTCTTAAAAACAACATATGATGAACTGCTAAAGTAAAGGGGTATTTTGGCTGTTCGCAAGAAACACGCTTGATTAGGGGAAAGGGCGAGTGACATGAAAGAGTTTAGTTCGTTTGAGAAGTACGCAGGAGATTTACTTTACAATGAGATTTTCCAGAGATTGGATAGTTATATTTACGGCAACAAGGACAGACTGGATTTGGCCACATACGAGGTGCCTGCCCCAAGCTATGTTAAACTAGAGGATTTTGAAGTTATCAGTGCATGGTTTGATAATGCTCCGGGATACCAGTTGGTATTTGATCTTATCTGCTCCACAGAAGTGGAAGTAAGTGGACGTGGAAAATATGATTATGAGACAGATACGGCAACTCCCAGATTTGTGGTTTCGTGTATCGGAGTTTTGAAAGATGGATTACACGATGTCAGGATTACGAAGGTTGATACATATTGTGAAAAAAAGTTTGATTTACAAAAGAGACTTTCAAAGAATCTAGTCCCCTATGTCTTTGCTAAGAACCTGAATGAGATTGCTGAGGATTTTCTTGCAAGATATTGTCCGAAAGCATTACAAACACCAATGAAGCTTCCGCTTGATGAAATTATTAAGCATATGGGACTTAGGATGGTAGAAGCCAATATAACAAAAAACTGTGATATATTCGGACAAATCTATTTTTCGGATGCCGAAATCAATGTTTATGATAAAGAGAAAGATAAATATGTCCCAATGTCAATAAAAGCCGGGACAATTCTTGTTGACCCCGAAGTTTTCTTTATGAGAAATATCGGCTCTCTGAATAATACGATAATGCATGAGTGTGTGCATTGGGATAAACATAAAAAATATTTTGAACTGCAGAAACTGTTTCGGAACAAAGTAAGTTCAATCAGCTGTCATGTTGTGGAGGGAGTTCAACCGGAAGGAAAGCGTACCGATTTACAATGGATGGAATGGCAGGCCAATGCTCTGGCACCAAGAATACTAATGCCAGCTAAGATGACAAAAAAGAAAATTGAAGAGCTTCTTATACAGTATCACATGGAATACGGACGGTTAGGTGAGGCCGATATTATGGAAATGGTTATTATGGAGTTGTCGGATTTCTTTGGGGTATCCCTATTTGCCGCAAAACTCCGTGCCATAGACCTTGGATATGATCAGGCAGTTGGTGTGCTGAATTATTATGATTACAGATATCTTCCCAATTACTCATTTAAGCAGGGGGCATTGAAAAAAGCTCAGACATTTGTCATTAAGGTACAGGATGCCATATATGAAACTGCTTCAAATCCCGAATTTGCTGAAATGGTAGGGGATGGCACGTTTATTTATACAGGATGCATGTTCTGCATTAATCAGTCTAAATATATAGAGGAAGATGAAGATGGAAATGCCAGATTGACGGAGTATGCTAGAAACCATGTGGATGAATGTTGTATTAAATTTGATATAATAGAAAGAAAGAATAGCCGCTATGGAACGCAACATTACCGTGAGTGCTATTTATGTCGAGATATTATATCGGATTCTTTTACGGAAACTAAGTTTATAGATACTTCTGGAAATCAGGATGTAAAACAACGTGCCGAAGAATTAAAAAAACTGCGGGACATAACTGCAGAGATAAAAAGAATCCAAAAGGAGGTGCCACCTACTTTTGGAGCAGCGTTAATATATCACATGAGAAGAAGGGGCTATACTGTGGAGGCACTTTCTTCATCTTCCCTTATTGGACCAAAGACTATTCAAAACATGAGAAATCAAGATGATTATCCTTTTTCTCTTCCCGTAGTAGCAGCTTTGTGCATCGGAATGCATCTTCACCCCGTTTATAGTGAAGATTTACTTGGAAAGGCAGGAATCGGGTTGATAAAGTATAATGAAGAACATATCGTGTATAAGTATCTTTTGACTGAATACTATAAAGCTTCCATACACGAATGTAATGAGGTGTTGGCAGCGTATGATATGCCTGTCATGGGGACAGAGCGGTTAGTGGAAGCATAAATTAAAAATTTTTTCAAAGAACCGGAAACAAAACTTCCGGTTCTTTTTTTACGCAAAATGGGGTGTTATATGATTTGGCAAAAGTACCAGATCATTGAAACATCCCGTTTTTACGTTCAAGACCAGAAATTCTGCTTCCGGGAAATGAGTTTATTTCAGCAGTAGTATATAGCCATAAGTTAGCGCTGACTTAAATAAGACCCAGAAGAAAGGTTCAAAGATATGACTAAAAAAATTTATGTAATCAGTAAGTACCGTGGTAACACGGAAGAAAACATCCGAGTAGCAAAATTTGCAGGAGACATTATTATTGCCTGTGACAACATCCCGGTAATCCCACATCTGTATTTCCCCAATTTTTTGAATGACGATGTGCCGGAGGAAAGAGTCAAAGCCATTAATCTTGGTGTGGAACTCATGAAAGGGTGCGACCAGATATGGATTGTCGGAACGGAAATCTCAAATGGTATGGAATTTGAGATTGAAGCAACAAAGAAGTTAAGAATTCCGACCCGTCTGTATGATTTGAAGCTGGGACAGATTTATTACCGCAACTTATTGATTGATGATCGTGTGGATGACAGATACAGACAAATTGTCCGTGGTCTCAAATGTGAATAGGAGGAGAAGCCATGAAAAAGGAAGCATTAAGCAAAATTGCAGAAGGACACAAGCTGATTCAGGAAGGGTATCTCCTTCTGGCACAGGATAACAAGGGTATGACGTCTATTCCGAAAGCAGAGGAAGAACTGATGTCGGAAGGACCAGAGGTTACGGTCGAGGATGTCCGTGCTGTACTGGCGGTCAAAACCCGGGACGGCAAGACCCAGCAGGTCAAGGAACTCCTGAATCAAATGGGAGCGGACAAACTCTCCAGTGTTCCGAAGGACAAGCTGACAGAACTGAAGGCAAAGGCGGAGGTGCTATAGATGGGAGTTCATTCTCGTTTATCTCCCTCAGCGGCAAAGCAGATATTGAACTGCACTCCCTCGTTAACAACGGGGGAACGGTTCAAGGATGAGGAAAGCCCTTATGCAGCAGAAGGCAGTGCGGGGCATGCTCTAGCAGAGTATTTGGTAAAGCGATACTTGAAAATCCGTACCAGACGACCGACCTCCGATTATTACACGGAGGAACTGGTGGAGGCAGTGGAGGAGTATGTTGCTTATGTCATAGAGCAGATTGAAGAAGCAAAGAAAATGTGCAAATATCCAATTCTGACTGTGGAGCAAAGGGTAGACCTATCCATCTATGTGGAAGGATGCTTTGGAACAGCGGATATGGTCATTGTAACCGATACGAAAGTCCACATTATTGATCTGAAGCTGGGCAAGGGCGTGGAGGTATCTGCAGAGGGAAATTATCAGTTGATGATTTATGCTCTTGGGGTGGTGGCAACGGTAGAGATGCTCTTTGAGATTGAAACTGTGGAGTTGACGATTGTACAGCCCCGGTTATGTAATTTCAGTACGTGGGAAATGTCCGTAGCTGACCTGAAGCGGTGGGCAGAGGAAGAGTTCGTTCCAAAAGCAAAAATGGCACTCGCCGGAGAGGGAGAGTTTCATGCTGGGGACTGGTGCAGATTCTGTAAGGCACGATTCCAATGTAGGGAACGGGCGCAGGAGTACTTAAAAATAGCTCAAATGGAATTCAAAGACCCACCACTCCTTACAGATGAGGAAATGGCAGAGGTGCTACTTAAGACGGATGGTCTGAAAAAGTGGGTGGAGGAGGTTTACACCTATGCACAGAGCGAGGCTGCAAACAATCATAGGGAATGGCCGGGATTCAAACTGGTAGAAGGCAGGGCAAACCGTAAGTATACGGATGAAGAGAAAGTGGTAGAAGCCGCCAAATCAGCCGGATATACGGATGTTTTCAAACAGACACTCATCGGTATTACAGAGATGGAACGGCTGATGGGAAAGAAACAATTTAATGAAATTCTGGGAGGTTTGATATATAAGCCACAAGGCAAAGTTACCTTAGTCCCGGAATCTGATAAACGAGAACCTATAAACTTAGCAACGGCAAGTGATGACTTTGCCGAATGATTAGGAGGATTTAATTATGAGTACAACAAATAACAACGATGCAACAAAGGTAGTAATTCCATGCAGATTTTCTTATTTTAACGGTTGGGAGCCGCAGTCTATCAATGGGTCAGACCCTAAGTATTCCGTATCAGCAATCATTGATAAAAATGATACGGAGACCATTGCCAAGATTAAGGCAGCCATTGAAATTGCGAAAAAGGAGGCTCTTGCAAAATGGGGAGGTAAAATTCCTGCCAACTTGAAGCTTCCTCTTAGGGACGGAGACATTGACCGCCCAGAGAACCCAGAGTATGCCAACAGTTACTTCATCAACGCCAACAGTAAACAGGCACCTCAGATTGTGGATAAGCAGGTACAGCCAATTCTCGACCAGAGTGAAGTGTACAGCGGATGCTACGGTAGAATTTCCGTTACCTTCTATGGCTACAACAGTAACGGCAATCGTGGAATTGCAGCAGGATGGGGCAATTGTCAGTTCCTCAAAGCAGGAGAACCACTTGGTAGCAGAACAACCGCAGCAGCAGATTTTGATGCAGTTGATGGCGAAGATGATTTTCTCGGCTAATGAATAATATGAGAGGGCGGTTTTACAGCCGCCCTCTCATAAAACGGAAAGGATATATTATGGCAAAACAACTGGCAATAGATATAGAAACATATTCTGATGAAGACCTGATTTCAGGCGGAGTCTATCGGTATACGGATTCTGATAACTTTGAGATTCTGCTGTTTGCATATTCCATTGATGATGCCGAGGCACAGATTGTTGATCTTGCCTGTGGGGAAGTGATTCCACTTGTGATTGTAAAAATGCTGACTGATGATTCCGTGATAAAGACAGCTTTTAACGCTAATTTTGAACGTACTTGTTTATCAAAATATATGAGCATGAAGCTACAACCGGAAAGCTGGAGATGTACCGCAGTGCAGTCGGCAATGCTTGCCCTTCCTTTATCATTGGAGGCTGTCGGAACGGTCCTGGGACTGGATAAGCAGAAGATGTCTGAAGGAAAGGAACTGATTAAGTATTTCTGTTGTCCATGCAAAGCCACAAAAGTAAATGGCGGTCGGACAAGAAATCTCCCGGAGAATGCCCCGGACAAATGGGAGTTGTTTAAATCGTATTGTATAAGGGATGTGGACGTAGAAAGGCAGATACGAGCAAAACTGCAGAAATACCCTATATCTGATAGAGAGCAACAAATGTACTGTATGGATCAGAGGATAAATGACAGAGGAATTATGGTAGACAGAAATCTTGTGGAACATGCTATTACCTGTGACCTTCTGTATAAAGAAACGGCTACGAAAAGAGCCTATGAGCTTTCAGAACTGGATAATCCGAACAGTGTGTCTCAGTTAAAAGGATGGCTTCAATCGAGAGGTTTATCGGTGGATTCCCTTGCCAAGGATGCAGTCAGAGATTTGATAAAGGAGACGGACGGTGAGGTGGCAGAACTTCTTACGTTAAGGCTTCGGATGTCAAAGACATCGGTTAAGAAATATGAAGCCATAGACCGAGCGGTATGTCATGAAAACAGGGTACATGGATTGTTGCAGTTTTACGGAGCAAACAGGACCGGCAGATGGGCAGGACGCTTGGTTCAGATACACAACCTACCCCAGAATCATATCGAGGACTTGGAACTTGCGAGGTCTCTTGTGGAAACAGGACGATACGGAGATGTGGAACTTTTCTACGAAAGTACCCCAGAGGTATTGTCGGAGTTAATCAGGACAGCATTTATTGCAAAGCCGGGATGCAGATTTATCATATCGGATTTTAGTGCGATAGAAGCGAGGGTTCTTTCCTGGATGGCAGGAGAGTCATGGCGTATGGAGGTATTCACTACTCATGGGAAGATTTATGAGGCCTCCGCCTCTGCCATGTTCCATGTTCCGATTGAAGAGATTACAAAAACTTCTCCGCTAAGAGCCAAAGGAAAGATTGCAGAACTGGCACTCGGATATGGGGGTTCGGTAGGAGCGCTCACGGCAATGGGAGCGTTGGAGATGGGATTAAGCGAAGAGGAGTTGCAACCGCTAGTAAATGTTTGGAGAAGTGCCAATCCAAACATTGTTAAATTCTGGTGGCAAGTAGATGAGGCTGCAGTTACAGCAGTTAAGGAAAAGACAATAAAAAGAGTGGGAATGCTTACCTTTGAATATCAGGGCGGTATCCTGTTCGTTACACTTCCGTCAGGAAGAAAGCTGTCATACATCAAGCCTCGGATAGGAATTAATAAGTTCGGCAGAGAAGGGCTTACCTATGAGGGAATTGGGGAATCCAAGAAGTGGATGCGGATTGAAACGTATGGACCTAAGTTAGTAGAAAATGTAATTCAGGCCACAAGCAGGGATATCCTTGCGGAGGCAATGCTGAGGCTTGAAACCGCAGGATTTGACATTGTCTGCCATGTGCATGATGAGGTAGTACTGGAAGTGCCGGAGGGAACAGCATCGGTAGAAGAAATAAATGAAATTATGGCGGTTAATCTGGCATGGACTAAAGGACTGCCTCTAAAGGCGGACGGATTTGAAAGTCTATTTTATAAGAAAGAGTAGGGATGCTGATGTCTGGAAAAAACAAGGAAGGATATTCTGATCCGACAGCCACAGAGGCGTTGTGCAGAATCATGCAGGAAGAAAAACAAAGGTTGAAGGACATGTGCAACAGTTGTATGCACCGTTGGTATTGTGGTGCGGCATATAAAAAAGATACATGGTGTGGAAACCATACGGAAAGAGGGGGCAAGTTTATATGAAGCTATATGTATCGGTAGGAAACTCAAGAATGGATAAAAGATGGAATGGGTTGGAAATGGAGCTTAAGGATTTCGCTGACAGGCTTTCTCATACGAACCGTACTGCAGAAACCGTGGAGCAGTATAAAAAAATGACAAAGGCACAGCAGGACTCCATTAAGGACGTGGGAGGCTTTGTCCTTGGAAAACTAAAGGGTGGAAGACGTAAGAAAGATACGGTTGTATCCCGTTCAGCAATTACGTTGGATATGGATTACGGAACACCGGATATTATTGACGAACTGGAAATGCTCCATGATATGCATTGTATCGTTTACGCCACCCATAAGCATACTGCAGAGAATCCAAGGCTTCGAGTTATCCTGCCTCTTACAAGAGAGGTTACCCCGGATGAGTATGCTGCCGTAGCAAGGAAGATTGCTGATGCAATTGGGATAGAACTGTTTGATGATTCCACCTATGAGCCGAGCCGTCTCATGTATTGGCCGAGTACTTCCTCAGATGGAGAATTCATTTTCAAGGAAATTGAAGGTCAGGTTGTTAACCCTGATACGGTGCTGGCATCTTACACGGACTGGCATGATGCAAGTTCATGGCCGGTATCAACCAGACAGGAAACCATCGTAAATCGTACCATTTCCAAACAGTCTGATCCGCTTACGAAAGGAGGTATCATTGGAGCATTCAATCGGACATATTCGGTTACGGCAGCCATTGACAGGTTTATCCCGGATGTATATAGACCGAGCGCGATGACAGGCAGATATGATTATGTTCCGGCAGATTCCTCTGCAGGAGTCGTAATATACGAAGACCGCTTTGCATATAGCCATCACAGTACAGACCCCTGTTGCGGAAAGCTGATGAATGCATTTGATGTAGTACGTCTTCATAAATTCGGTGACCTTGATGCAAAGGCATCAGAGGATACAGATTCCGCAAAACTGCCTTCATTCAAAGCCATGCAGGAGTTTGCCTCCAAGCAGGAAGCTGTGAAGGAAACCCTGGTAAAGGAGAGGGAAAAGGCTGCCAAGTCGGATTTTGAAGATACGTCTAACGGTTGGCAGACAAAACTTGACATTGACCGTCAGGGAAAAATTAAGGATACTTTATCCAATATTGCGCTCGTTGTCAGATATGATAAGAATCTGAAGTCCATTGTATATAACCAGTTGAAGAACTGCGTGGATGTTGTGGGAGAACTTCCGTGGAAACAGGTTAAGAACGGATGGGGAGACACAGACCTCGCCTGTGCGAAGCTGTACTTTGAAAAGGTATACGGTCTGTGGTCTCCGTCAAAGTTCAAGGATGCCCTGCTTGCCGTTATTTCATCCGAGAGACTGTATCATCCCATCAAGGAATATTTTGAAACCCTTACATGGGATGGAGTGGAGCGGGTAGATACGTTGCTCATCAATTACCTGGGAGCAGAAGATACACCTTATGTCAGGGCAGTTACCAGAAAGACGATTGTTGCAGCTGTGGCAAGAGTGTTCGAACCGGGAATAAAGTTTGATTCCATACTTGTTCTGAATGGTCCGCAGGGTATCGGTAAGTCTACCTTTTTCTCCATCTTGGGAAGAGAATGGTATTCGGATTCCCTGTCTATCTCAGATATGAAGGATAAAACAGCAGCGGAAAAGTTGCAGGGGTATTGGATTCTGGAACTTGGAGAACTTGCCGGAATCAAAAAGGTTGATGTGGAAGTAGTAAAAGGCTTTGTTACCAGAACGGATGATAAGTTTCGTCAGTCATATGGTGTCAATGTAGAAAGCCATCCCAGAACCTGTATCATAGTCGGAAGCACTAACTCCGAGGGCGGATTCTTACGTGATGTCACGGGTAACCGAAGATTCTGGCCGGTTCATGTTAGCGGTAAAGGAAAGTATCATGCATGGGAACTTCGTGAGATTGACCAGATATGGGCAGAGGCAATCCATAAATATCATGAAGGTGAAGCACTGTATCTGACAGGCAAAGAAGCTGCAGAAGCATATGCTGCACAGCAGGATGCAATGGAGTCTGATGACCGAGAGGGTATCATCATAGATTATCTAAACCGATTGCTCCCTATCGACTGGGACAAGATGGACTTGTATCAGAGAAGGGCATTCCTTGGTGGCGGAGAGTTTGAAACAAGCGGATTAACAGGAGTTGTGGAGCGTGACCGTTGCTGTGTTATGGAGATATGGTGCGAGTGTTTCGGTAAAGAGCGACAGAATTTAAAGAAGATTGACTCCTATGAAATCGAGGGCATCATAAACAAAATAGGTGGATGGTCAAAGTACGAAGGGAGTAAATCTGGGAAGTCAAGGATACCCCAGTACGGGATTCAAAAGACTTTTTTCAGAGTTTCCGAGGAAACAGACGGAAACAAATAGACTGTTTCCCGATGTGTTTCATAAAGGGGTAAGCAACGGTAGTTGGAAACCATCGTAGCCCCTTGCCTTATAAGGGGTTGCGAGTTGTTGTTTCCTATGTTTCCTATTTTTACTATTGAGTATGTAGAAGTAATAGAAAACAGGCACGGATGTACGTGTATATACGCATATAGAGAGAATAGAGTTTTTAGGACAGGAAACAAAACAGAGAAACAAGGAGAAGTTATGCGAGAAAGTATTATAGAAAAGAAATTGGTGGATGAAGCAAAAAAACGTGGAGGTCTGGCTTTGAAGTTCACATCTCCCGGATTCGATGGAGTGCCTGACCGCATTGTTCTATTTCCGAAAGGGAAGATGGCATTTATTGAAATGAAGGCACTGGGCAAAACAATGCGTCCACTGCAGATAAAAGTAAAGGAACGATTGGCGCGGCTAGACTTTAGAGTCTACTGCATTGACAACAAAGAAATGATTGGAGGGATTTTGGATGAAATACAATCCTCATGATTATCAGTCCTATGCGACAGATTTTATTTTAAGCCATCCTGTATGTGCTTTGATGTTGGATATGGGTCTTGGCAAAACAATTATAACACTGACGGCTTTGTGGTTACTGGCTCTCGATTATTTTACGGTAGGAAAAATCCTTGTAATAGCACCAAAGCGTGTTGCTGAGGATACATGGAGTAGAGAGTTTACAAAGTGGGAGCATCTGTTCGGACTTACCATAGCAAAGGTGCTTGGTACAAAAAAACAGAGAGAAGAAGCACTTTCCATGAAAGCCAACATTTATATCATCAACAGAGAAAATGTAGTATGGCTTGTGGAGAATTATAAATGGAATTTTGACACCGTTGTGATTGACGAGTTGTCTTCTTTCAAATCCACAAAGGCTCAGAGATTTAAGGCTATGCGAAGGGTCAGAGGAAAGGTGACAAGAATTATCGGATTAACAGGCACACCTGCACCGAATGGCTTATTAGACCTGTGGCCGCAAATGAATCTGCTTGATATGGGTGAGAGACTTGGGAGATTTATCGGTGGCTACAGAGAACAGTTCTTTCTCCCGGATAAAAGGAACAGAGAGGTTATTTTTTCTTACAAGCTAAAGCCGGGAGCGGAAGACAAAATTTATGAACTGATTAATGATATCTGTATTTCCATGAAAGCTGTTGATTATCTTGATATGCCGGAATGCATTAGTAACAGAGTTCCCGTTACCTTAAATAAACAGGAGCAGGATTATTATGACACGATGGAACGAGACATGGTACTTTCACTGCCCGAGGATGAACTGGATGCAGTGAATGCGGCATCACTTACAGGGAAACTTCTTCAGATGGCAAACGGTGCTGTATATGATGAAAATCATAAGGTGGTACATATCCATGACAGGAAACTGGATGCGTTGGAAGACCTTATTGAATCAGCCAATGGAAAACCGATTCTTGTAGCATATTGGTATAAGCATGACAGAGAGAGAATTCTTGCAAGATTTGATGCAAGGGATATTGATACATCAAAAGATATATCGGATTGGAACGATGGCAAAATCCCTGTGGCACTGATTCATCCGGCATCAGCAGGGCATGGGCTTAACTTGCAGGATGGAGGATCAACAATCATTTGGTTTGGCCTTACCTGGTCGTTGGAACTGTATCAGCAGTTGAATGCAAGACTGTGGAGGCAAGGTCAGAAAAATACTGTAGTGATTGAGCATATCATAACAGCGCGAACGGTAGATGAAGATGTCATGAATGCATTGGAGAAAAAGGATATTAGCCAATCGGCACTGATGGATGCTGTGAAAGCAAGAATAGGAGGCAGGGATGAGAGCAGAAGAAGTATTTAGGGAATACCACAATATGAAAAAAGAACTGTCTGTTTTAGAGTTTCAGCTTCAACAGTTTAAAGGAGTCAATGAGGATGATCTGATAACTGCCATGTGCTTTTCACATCTGGAAGGTGATGAACGGGTACAGACAAGCAGTCTCTCCGACAAGACCGCAAAGGCGGCAATCAACTATAAAATGGTTGCAGAAAAGGAAAATGACGAGTGGTATGATTTCCTTTGGAGGAGATATCAGTATCTGAAAGAGGAGATAGATTTTTTTGAACATGGGGTACAGAATCTGGATGGGATTTTGGCTGATATTATGACAGATCTTCTGAAGGGAGATATGAGCTGGGATGATATTCAAAACCAGTATTGCATCAGCAGAATGATGATAACCAGATATAGAAAAAAAGCATTGGATAATCTGCAGAATTTATATAATCTGAGAGAACAACAGGTTGCAGATTACATTTTGGGATAGGAGGAGCTTATGTGTAGACGAGGAGAAATTTATAATATTGATTTTGGATACAGTGCCGATTCTCATAAGCAGAGTGGCATTCGGCCGGTGGTTATAGTCAGTAATAACAAGGCAAATATAAATGCGCCTGTGGTTACCATTGTTCCATTAACGGCAAGGGTGTGGAAGAAAAAGAATCTTCCCACTCATGTACAAATTCCTTCAGATAGGGAGACAGGACTTGTGAAACCGAGTATGGCTTTGGCAGAGCAGGTAGAAACACTGGATAAAAACCGACTTGGTGAAAAAGTAGGAGAAATCCGAGATGCTGATGTGATGAATCGACTGACAATTGCACTTCAGATACAGATTGGTGCGTATGAAGAATATAATTAATAACAAAGGCAGTGATGAAGGTCACTGCTTTTGTTGCGCTCGGCAATCAAATCAGGTAAAATCATATTTGAAAGAAATGGTTTCATGAAAAATTTGATTGAGTACTTGGGAAAGAGGTAATTCTTACTGATAATGAAGGAAACAAATACGGGAAAGATAAGAGTGTAATGACATGGCAGCTATGGATTATGATTACTTTGTAAAGCAGCTTAATTCAGGAATAAGCGTAGATGAGATTAGATTTGAGATTATAGGCGATACGGAGTACAACGACTGTTATATTGGTTACCAATCTCCCTATGAAAAGCCCTATTGGGCGGGATTGTGTGATATTAAGGATGGCTGTGAATTTCGTACGGCTAAAGAACTTGTAAATGCAAAAATCTATCGAGGGAAGTCAATAAAGGAATTGTGGGATAGGATAGAGCTTATTACGCTAGCAGGTGTATGTCTGGAAGATTGGTTGAAATATTTCCTCCATGCTGACTTGTCGTAAACAACTTACCCTATTTTACCGATTTGTATGTTACTAAGATGTTACTAACATGTGATTGAATCATCATTTTCTATGTGGTAGTATTAAGATGCATAAATGGAAGGAGGAACGAAAGACATTGTCTTTGGTTCTTTTTTTATGCCGTGGCAGTGCCTTTAGAATCCTTTCTCGCTGTCACGTTACATAGGATGGAGGATGATGTTATGCCAATGAAACCAAAACAACCATGTCGGCATCCGGGATGTCCGAACCTTACGGACAGACAGTACTGTGAAGGCCATAAAGATCTTCATCGAGGGGATAGGGACTGTAGCAGCAGACGGGGATACGACAGAAGGTGGCAAAAAGCAAGGAAACGATTCCTTGATGCACATCCATTATGCGTCATGTGTATGAAGCGGAATCCTCCAAGGTATGTTAAGGCAACTGTTGTTGACCACGTGATTCCGCATCGTGGAGATCCGATTCTTTTCTGGGATAAGAGGAACTGGCAACCTTTGTGTAAAACATGCCATGATAAAAAGACATGGAATGAGGATGCGAACCCTGAGTACAGATTTTAATTGTGTGAATGATGTTACACCAACTTTAAGCCTCGCGAAAATTACACGGACTGTTATAGAAGGAGGTGCAAGCACATGAAATTTGAATTCAGTAATGATGTTGTAAAGCTGATGGTTGATGACAGATATGTAACGTTAGCCGACAGCGAGGAAGAATTTAAACTTTGTATTCCCGTGGGGAATATCAAGAAGGCTGCGAAGTTCTTACTTGATTCCGTGGAAAGTACAAAAAAGATTGGTGCCAAGAAATAATCATGAGGTCCTGTGTAATATGCAGGACCTTTTGATTTTTCCCGGTAGTTACTATTCAGGGAGGCAGTCGTAGGGGCGGTCTGAATCTCGGCAACCCCACCGTCTGGAGACCGACGCCCCCTCAAACGTGAATTTTCGCATAATTCAACACGGGGGATAGGAAAGCGTGGGGATATTTTTCGCAGAACATAAATGAAACCAAGGCTTGCAAGGGATAAGGTTTCGTCAAAAAGTATATGAAAACCATAAATTTAAGGGATAAAAAAGCGCAAAAAGAGGTGCTTTTTTATCCTTTTTTTGTGCTGTCATTTTGAAAGGATGTGAGAGGACATGACAGAGTATCAGGCAAATCAGATACGGGAAATGAGAGAGCAGGGAATTGGGTATCGTTCCATTGGATTGACAATCGGTCTGTCCAGAGATGTGGTGCGCAATTTCTGCAAGACAAGAGGACTAGCCGGGTTTGGCTCGGTTCTAACAAAAAATATTCAGGAGCAGGTGATGCTTGGAAAAGCCTGTCTATATTGCGGAAAGGAAATATCACAACCAAAGACCGGACGACCAAAGAAGTTCTGCTCAGATTATTGCCGCCGAACATGGTGGAGAGGGCATCCCGAGAGAATACAGAAAAAGGACTCTGCTTTATATACGATGACTTGCACACGATGTGGCAGGTCATTTTTAAGTTATGGAAATAAAACAAGAAAGTACTGTAGCCATGAATGTTATATCAAGGCACGATTTTGGGAGGTAGAAGATGAAAACAGCGAAACTGCAAGTGCTTGCAATCAGTGATTTAAATCCTGCGGACTATAACCCGAGAAAGAAGCTGAAGTCGGGAGACAGGGAATATGAAAGTATTAAAAAATCCATTGAAGAGTTTGGCTTTGCCGATCCCGTGGTTGTGAATTCCGATATGACTATCATCGGTGGTCATCAGAGAATGACAGTGGCATCCGATCTTGGCTATACGGAAGTTCCATGTGCGATTGTTGATGTAGATAAAACGCAGGAGAAAGCATTAAACATTGCTCTGAATAAAATTACAGGTGAATGGAACAAGGAACTGTTGGCGGACTTGATTAAAGAATTACAGGAAGTCGATTTTGATATGGGCAAAACAGGATTCGAGCCACCTGAGATAGAGCAGCTGTTTAATTCCGTTCATGATAAGAAAGTCACGGAAAATGATTTTGATATGGATGCAGAGCTTGCCAAGCCAAATGTGGCAGAGGCAGGTGATGTATGGTTACTCGGAAAGCATCGTGTTATTTGTGGTGATTCCATATTGCCGGAGACATATGAAAGACTTATGGAAGGCAGTAAGGCAAATATGGTTCTGACTGATCCGCCTTACAATGTGAACGTAGAAGAGACTGCGGGAAAGATTAAGAATGACAACATGGCTGATGAAGATTTCTACAAATTTCTCTTTGCAGCTTTTGTGAATATGGAACAGTCAATGGAGGCAGATGCCTCCATTTATGTTTTTCATGCTGACACACAGGGACTGAATTTCCGTAAGGCATTTACAAATGCAGGATTTTATTTGTCAGGGTGCTGTATTTGGAAGAAGAATGCTTTGGTGCTTGGACGAAGCCCATATCAGTGGCAGCACGAACCATGTCTGTTTGGTTGGAAAAAGGATGGAAGGCATCAGTGGTATTCCGACAGGAAGCAGACAACTATTTGGGAGTATGACCGTCCGAAGTCGAGCAAGGAGCACCCGACCATGAAGCCGATTGCACTGATGGCATATCCAATTCAAAATTCCTGCATGAGTAACTGCATTGTACTGGATCCGTTCTTGGGAAGCGGTTCTACGCTAATTGCGTGTGAGCAGACTGGACGGATCTGTTACGGAATCGAGCTGGATGAGAAGTTCGTGGATGTCATTGTAAACAGATATATTGAGCAGAAAGGTTCTGCAGAAGACGTATTTGTCATCCGCAATAATATGAAAATTTCATATCAGAATATAGGGAAGGAAGTGGTTTATCATGAAACAGCTGACCTTTCTTGATTTATGTTCCGGTATTGGTGGATTCCGGCTTGGACTTGAAAGTGCCGGACATAAATGTATTGGCTATTGTGAATATGATAAATTTGCAAGAGCTTCTTATGAAGCCATGTATGATACAGAAGGAGAGTGGAAAGCAGATGATGTCACAAAACTTAAATCAGCAGATGTCCCTTATGCAGACATCTGGTGTTTCGGATTCCCATGCCAGGACATCTCCGTTGCCGGAAAGCAAAGGGGACTGGTCGGCAAAAGAAGTGGAATATATTTCAACATTATTGACCTTATCAAATGCAAAGAAGAGGATGATAAACCCACATACCTTCTTGTTGAGAACGTTAAGAACCTGCTATCAATTAATGCAGGGTTCGACTTTGCCACAGTTTTATCTGAAATGGACAAAGCGGGGTATGACTGTCGGTGGCAGGTGCTTAATTCAAAAGATTTCGGAGTCCCCCAGAACCGGGAGCGTGTGTTCATTATCGCAAATCTTAGAAGCAGAGGTAGACGAGAAATACTACCTCTCTGTGGAGAAAACGCAGCAACTCTTAACCAACTTATAGGTGGAATGCAGGGGTATCGTGTATATGGAACGGATGGAATCTCTGCAACTCTTTGTGGTGCGGCGGGAGGTGTCGGAGCAAAGACCGGGCTCTATTTGATGGGGAATTTAAACCCCAGCGGACATGGACAGGGCGGTAACGTTTATCATGAAGCCGGACTCGCACCGACCGTAACAGTCGATAAAGGATGTGGTACAAGAATCTTCATTGATCAGTGTAATCACGCTCCAAAACTAACTCAGACTGCACGATGTCTTACAGCAAGATATACTTCAGGGATAGTAAATCATTCAGCCATGAATTCTGCAGTTGTGGAAGTGCATCCTATGTTGACTCCGGACCGTTTGGAGAAACGTCAGAACGGAAGACGCATGAAAGAGGATGGAGAGCCAATGTTCACTTTGACCTCACAGGACAGACATGGTGTATTTATCTGCGAAAAAGTGCAGCAGGATGATGAGGTGGTTCTTCATGTGCGAAACAGCACCAAGCAGGGATTTGATGAAGCACATGTAGGTGATGGCATCAACCTTGCTTATCCTAGCAGCAAAACAAGGAGAGGAAGAGTCGGGAAAAAGTGTTCTCAGACTTTGGACTGCTCCGGACAGATGGGAACGCTTATGCGATGCGGTCGCATCAGAAGACTAACTCCGAGAGAGTGCTTTCGACTGCAGGGATTTACGGATGAGCGTTTTGATTTGGCATCGAAAGTAAATTCCGATGCACAACTTTATAAACAGGCAGGAAATGCAGTGACTGCAACGGTAGCTTTTGCAGTAGCGATGTCATTGCCGGAATCAAGAGAATAACTATAATGTGCTGGACTTTTCCTTCATTCAGAGTGATATATGTAGTACCACAAAAAATGAATGGAGGAATGGTCTATGAAAATTAAAACAACAGTAGCAAACAGGAAGGATGTTGTGAAAGCAATGGAAGAGATTATGGGTGAAAAAGCCAAGTATCTCGGTCCGCCGACTTTTGAATATCGGATTGGGGAATTTATGGTTGACCGAGAAGGGAATGTTGGGCATGAAGACGAACTTCAGACAAACGAAATAGAAAAGAAACTACTTGAGAGAGGTTTGGCAGAAGGGGAACAGCAGATGCTTGATATTGATATTCCGGTTGAGGGACACACAGCAGAAAGTTTGACTAACCTGATTTTCATGATTCACAGCAAACAGTATTTGATTGCAAAGTCTGTGGGGAGAGAAGTTCTGAAGATTCCGAATCATCTGGTGGAACGTCTGCAGACAGAAAAAACAGAAACCCTTGAGGATACGATTCAGATTATTAAGGAGGAAAGACCTACGGGTATTTCTTTTCTAGGAGAAAGAATTCGATTTGGAGGATTTCCCTTTGATACAGAGAAGACAGCCGCATTTTGCACACTTATGGCGATGATGGGGGCGGCTGCAAAAGAACAGCATCGGGTTCAGCCGACAGAGACAATCGAAGAAAATGAAAAATATTACATGCGGGTGTGGCTTGTCAGGCTTGGTCTTGGAGGAAAAGGTGGTAAGGAAGTCAGAAAGATTCTGCTTGAGAATCTGAAAGGACATACCGCATTTCGAACGGAAGCCGATAAAGAAAAATGGCTTGCCAGAAACGGTGGGACAAAAACAGAAGTGAATGGAGGGGATGCATAATATGGATAATATGAGATTCCCAAAGAGAGAGATAGTAGAGGGCATAAAGAAAGAATATCCTGAGGGATGCCGCATTATTTTGGAAAGCATGGATGACCCTTATGTAAAAATTCCTATAGGAACAAAAGGTACGGTATCAAGCGTGGATGATGTGGGAACAATTCATGTCCATTGGGATACCGGCCATCATCTTGGGATAGTTTATGGAGAAGACACCTGCAGGAAACTCCATATGGTTGAAATTATATGCTATGGAAAACGGGATAAATGGGATTCAAGGGAAGAAGCAGAGGCTTTCTTCCTAAAAGGAATTGCATCAAGCGAAGGAAGCGAGCGAAGCAGGTACACAGCCATTTATACCAAATTAAAAATGGGTATGGATGTATGCAGTGATGATGCATAGAAGTGAATGATTTTACAACCATGGAACATTTAGAATGCTCCTAATCAACAGGAGAGGGACAATACAGTACTGGCCTAAGGAGTTGGTGGTCATATTTATGGTTGTAAGGACAATTATAAAACGGAAATTTATGAATTCGTAGATAACTTGAATGAGGAAATTGACAAGATCCAATGCAGACTTTTCTTCCTTTGATAGCAGGAAGAATGATTTTCTGATGTAGTACCATGCGATGGGAATTAGCAAATATGAAGTAGTTGATTCGGAAAGTGACCTCTTAGGAGGTCTTTTTCTTTGTTGCAAAATGAGGAGGCGAGGACAATGGCGCAGAGAGGAAGAAAACCAAAACCAACGGCAATAAAGGTCTTGGAAGGAAATCCGGGAAAAAGAAATCTGAATACGAATGAGCCTCAACCCCTGAAAAGAGCACCGCGCTGTCCAAACTGGCTTGAGGAGGAAGCGAAGAAAGAATGGAAACGGATGTCAAAGCAGTTGGAACAGTTGGGCATTCTGACGGAAATTGATATGGCAGCCTTTGCAGGTTATTGTCAGGCTTATGCAAGATGGAAGGAAGCGGAGGAATTTATTACACAGCATGGAACCATCGTAAAAACCCCAAGCGGATATTGGCAACAGGTACCGCAGGTTTCCATTGCACAGACCTATCTTAAAATTATGCATAAATTCTGCGAGCAGTTTGGTCTTACTCCATCTGCCAGAAGTCGTATCGTATCTGGAGATGGAGAGGACAAGGCAAATGACGAGATGGAGCTGCTTTTGCTAAAAGGCGGTGGCAGGTGATGTTTGATAAACAAAAAGCAGATTATGCTGTGAATTTCATCAACTGCCTGAAGCATACCAAAGGAAAATGGAGAGGGGTACCATTTAATCTTCTTCCATGGCAGGATACGATAATTCGTGATGTATTCGGAACCGTGAAGGAGAATGGCTATCGTCAGTATAATACGGCATATGTTGAGATACCGAAGAAGAATGGGAAATCAGAATTGGCAGCTGCGGTGGCATTATATATGACCTGTGGTGACAATGAATGGGGAGCGGAAGTGTATGGCTGTGCTTCCGACCGCCAACAGGCATCTATTGTATTTGATGTTGCTGTGGATATGGTGGATCAGTGTCCGGCACTGAAGAAACGTATCAAACCCGTGATGTCAGTTAAAAGACTGGTATATAAGCCAACAAACAGCTTTTATCAGGTGTTGTCTTCCGAAGCATTTACAAAGCACGGTCTCAATGTTCATGCGGTAATCTTTGATGAGCTTCATGCCCAGCCAAACCGTGAATTGTTTGATGTTATGACAAAAGGCTCTGGCGATGCCAGAACACAGCCACTGTATTTTTTGATTACAACAGCCGGAACGGATAGAAACAGCATCTGTTATGAACAGCATCAAAAGGCAGAAGACATTATTTTGGGACGAAAGGTAGACCCAACCTACTATCCGGTTATTTTCGGAGCAAAGGAAGATGATGACTGGATGAGTGAGGAAATATGGTACAAATCCAATCCGTCACTGGGGCATACGATTGATATAGAAAAAGTAAGGAATGCATGTACAAGTGCAAAAGAGAATGCCGCAGAAGAAAATATCTTCAGACAGCTTCGCCTGAACCAGTGGGTGAAGCAGAGTACACGTTGGATGCAAATGAATAAGTGGGATACCTGCGCATTTCCAATTGATGAAAGTGAGTTGATTGGAAGGGATTGTTATGGAGGACTTGATTTGTCAGCTACTTCGGATATTACAGCCTTTGTGCTGGTATTTCCTCCGAGAGATGAGTCTGAGAAATATGTCATCCTGCCATTCTGTTGGATACCGGAAGACAATATAAAACTTCGGGTAAGACGAGATCACGTTCCCTATGATGTGTGGACGAAAGAGGGGTGTCTTCAGACGACTGAGGGAAACGTTATTCATTATGCTTTTATAGAGAATTTCATTGAGAAGCTGGGTGAAAAATATCATATTAAAGAGATAGCCTTTGACCGTTGGGGAGCAGTCCAGATGGTACAGAATCTTGAAGATATGGGATTCACGGTTGTTCCATTCGGACAGGGTTATAAAGATATGAGTCCTCCGACAAAAGAATTGATGAAGCTGACATTGGAGGAAAGAATAGCACATGGCGGTCATAAAGTCCTTCGATGGATGATGGATAATGTGTTTGTCAGACAAGACCCGGCAGGAAACATTAAAATGGATAAGGAAAAGAGCACGGAAAAAATAGATGCAGCAGTGGCAACCGTTATGGCTCTTGACCGTGCTATTCGTAATAAAGGGAATGGCAGTAGTGTATATGATGGCAGAGGGATTTTAGTGATATAGAGATTTTGAAGCGAAAACGGTATTTAAAGTATAGGAAGAATTTCTTGGGATTGCGTAGATTATTTAGAATGGTTAAGGGGTCTGCGTCCATTTAACTGGAAGTTGTCATGGCTTATGATACTATCAACAGCTTTTTGCAGATTCGGTGCGTGACCATGTCGGTGATAGTTTGTCCGGCCATGATGGCTGTGATAGATTACGCAGGATGAAAAGAAGGTATAATCCTGCTTCATAATATACCAATAGTGTCTTGTGTTTTTTGATTGTAGCGTGATACCAAATCCGCTGGCACTGACGATACGAAAATAACGCTGGTCAAGGTTTTTAATATCTTTCTCTGTAAACATATGGTTTTCCTTTGTTGGGTGATATTCGAGATAACGATAGATGGGTTATAGAGATTTACACAAAAATCATAACAGAATAAACAATGGATTTCAAGATAAAAATGCACTTCTTAGGAGGTGTGTTTTTGCATGTCAGGGAGGTGTCTATGATACTGATTAGCATATTAGGTTTCCTTTTGATTAGGGAAGCACTCAATCAGATGGAGGGATGAGCATGGGGATAAGGAGTTTGTTTGGTTTTTCAAGGACAAGGGATATGCCCACCAATACGGCAGGAAGCGGATATTCCTTCCTGTTCGGGAGAACAACGAGCGGTAAGCCTGTAAATGAAAGAACAGCCATGCAGACCACGGCAGTATATGCCTGTGTCAGAATTCTTTCTGAAACGCTTGCATCCTTGCCACTTCATGTGTATGCATATAAGGATAGCGGAGGCAAAGAGTTAGTTTACAGCCACCCGTTATACAACATTCTTCATGATGAGCCAAACCCGGAGATGACTTCATTCGTGTTCAGAGAAACGATGATGAGTCATCTTTTAATATGGGGAAATGCGTATGCACAGATTATCAGGAACGGCTCCGGGAGAGTGCTTGGACTGTATCCGCTATTGCCGGACAAAATGGACGTGGAGAGGGATGATAAGGGGAGGCTTTATTATATTTATGCCCGACAAAGTAATGAGAATCCAAACTTCAAGCGTCATGGGGATATCGTGTTGCAACAGGAGGATGTACTGCACATTCCGGGACTTGGGTTTGATGGACTGGTAGGGTACTCTCCCATCGCCATGGCAAAAAATGCGGTGGGGATCACACTTGCCTGTGAGGAATACGGTGCCAGTTTCTTTGCAAACGGGGCAAATCCAGGAGGGGTTTTGGAACATCCCGGAGTATTAAAAGACCCCAGTAAAGTGAGAGAATCTTGGAATGCGGTATATCAAGGGGCAAACAATGCCCATAAGGTGGCTGTATTGGAAGAAGGAATGAAATATCAGCAGATTGGAATACCGCCGGAAGAAGCACAGTTCTTAGAAACAAGGAAATTCCAGATTAACGAAATTGCAAGGCTGTACCGTATCCCACCCCATATGGTGGGTGATTTGGAGAAGAGCTCTTTCTCTAATATTGAGCAGCAGTCTTTAGAGTTCGTTAAATACACATTGGACCCTTGGGTTATCAGATGGGAGCAAAGCCTTCAGAAAGCACTGCTTCTATCCGGAGAGAAGGGAAAGTATTTCATCAAGTTAAATGTGGATGGACTTCTTCGTGGAGATTATGAATCCAGAATGAATGGATATGCAACAGGTAGACAGAACGGATGGCTTTCTTCCAATGATATCCGTGAAATGGAGGATATGAATCCCATCCCGGAGGAAGAGGGTGGCAATCAATATCTGATCAACGGAAATATGTGCAAATTAAAGGATGCGGGCCTGTTTGCCGGAAAGCAGAGTGAGAAGCAGGAAGAGCCACAACAACTAAACGGAAAGAGAGGAAAGCGATGAGACGAAAGTTTTGGAACTGGGTAAAGAATGAGGGCGAACTCGAAGAGAGGACGCTCTTTTTAAATGGTCAGATTTCCGATGAAACATGGTTCGGGGATGAGGTGACTCCCCAGTTGTTTAAGGAAGAACTGATTGCAGGGAAGGGCAATGTAACGGTGTGGATTAACAGTCCCGGTGGAGATGTATTTGCAGCTGCCCAGATTTACAACATGCTCCGTGATTATAAAGGTCATGTGACGGTTCGGATTGATGCACTTGCTGCATCGGCGGCATCCGTGATTGCAATGGCAGGAGAAACGGTGCTTGTGTCCCCTGTTGCCATGATGATGGTTCATAACCCTGCAACTATAGCAATGGGAAATACAATCGCTATGAAAAAGGCTATCGGTATGCTGTCAGAGGTGAAGGAGAGCATTTTGAATGCCTATGAGGAAAAGACAGGTCTTAACCGTGAAAAGCTGTCCCACATGATGGATGAAGAAACATGGTTCAATGCCAAAAAGGCTGTGGAGCTTGGCTTTGCAGATAGAATTCTGTTTGAAGAGGAACGGAAAGAAGAGAAGAACTCACAGAAAGAGCTGGCGCAGGATGAGGAAGAAGCGGAGAGATACAAAAGGGATGGGAAAAAGGCAATGAATATAATTCTTTCCCATGAGGAGGATGCCATGATGTATTCCCGGAAAGCAATGGATGCATCCATTCTATCCACGGTATCCGACAAGATGCCAAAAGATATGATACCCGTTAACCAGCTGGAAAAGAGACTGAGTCTCTTAACACATTAAGGAGGATTTGAATTATGAGTCAGGTATTAGAATTGAGAGAAAAGAGAGCAAAGGCATGGGGGGCTGCAAAGGCATTTCTTGATACAAAGAGAACAGATAAAGGTTTTGTTTCAGCAGAGGATGCAGCCACCTATGAAAAAATGGAGAATGATGTCATGAACCTCGGCAAGGAAATTGACAGGTTGGAAAGACAGGCAGTGATTGATGCGGAACTTGCCAAGGCAACCAGCATTCCAATTACCAACAAACCAAACGGCAGTGTGGATGGAGAAACCAAACAGGGAAGAGCATCGGATGCCTATAAGAGAGCGTTCTGGGACAGCATGAGAAAGAAGAATTTCTATGATGTACAGAACGCTCTTACTATTGGTACAGATTCTGAGGGTGGCTATCTTGTGCCGGACGAATATGAAAAGAAGCTTATGGAGGCACTTGAGGATGAGGTATTCTTTAGAAACCTTGCAACGGTTATCCATACTTCCGGCGGTGACCGTAAGATTCCGATTGTGACTTCCAAGGGAAGCGCACAGTGGATTGACGAGAACGGACAGTTCCCGGATTCTGATGATGCTTTTGGACAGACATCTATCGGAGCGTATAAACTTGCCACCATGATTAAGGTATCAGATGAACTTTTGAATGATTCCGTATTCAATGTAGAAACATATATTTCCAAGGAATTCGGAAGGCGTATTGGAACAAAGGAAGAAGAAGCCTTCTTTGTAGGAGATGGTACAGGAAAGCCGACCGGTCTTTTCCATGAAACAAATGGAGCTGATACTGGCGTGACAGCAGCTACAACGGCCATTACATTTGATGATGTGATGGACTTGTATTATAGCTTACGTGTACCATATCGAAACAAGGCTTCATGGCTTTTGAATGATTCCACAGTAAAGGCAATTAGGAAGCTAAAGGATGGAAATGGAAATTATATCTGGCAGCCATCTGTAAGAGAGGGAGAGCCGGACAGAATTTTGAACCGCCCATACAGAACTTCCATTTTTGTTCCTGAAATTGCAGCCGGAAACAGAGTCATGGCATTTGGTGATTATTCCTATTACTGGATTGCTGACCGCCAGGGTAGAAGTTTCAAGAGACTGAATGAGCTTTTTGCTACAACAGGACAAGTAGGTTTTCTTGCCTCTGAGCGTGTGGATGGAAAACTGATTCTTTCTGAAGCAATAAAGACACTTGATATCAAGGGTACAAAGACAGGGGCATAAAATTTTTCTGGGCATCGTAACGGGTGCCCAGAATTTTTAGGAGGTTCGTATGATAGTGACAATAGAAACCGCCAAATGTTATTTGCGTGTGGATTCTTCGGATGAGGATGAGATCATTCATAAAATTATATTGTCAGCGGAGAGCATTGTAATGGATGTGATGCGTATAGAAAAAGAGGATTTATCTGCACAATGCCCTGAAGTTTTAATAGCGGTGCTGTATGCGATGTCCTATCTGTATGAACATAGGGAAGTGGCGGATCATAAGGAACTGATATCCACCTTGCGAAGTCTTCTGTTTGGAGTACGCAGGGAGGTGTTCTGATGCATATTTCAGCTTTAAATGTCCGCATTGTTTTTCAAAGGAATGAAACACTGGTTGATACCATAGGAAATCATAGAAATTTATGGACGGATTACTTTTCCTGTTATGCAACGGTAAGCGGTCAAAGTGGGGATGAGACAGAGGAAGCTGGTCAGACGCTGGTGTCTGAAAAAGTCAGCTTTACGGTGCGATATTCCTCGGAAACTGCCACGATTGTTCCTGATGGATTTCGCATCCTACTTGCAGACAGAATTTATAACATCCTGTCTGTAGATAATATGGCTTTTAAGCATAACAGTCTAAAGTTTCGTGCAGAGCTTGTAAGGAGGTAGTCATGGGTAAGAACGTGTCGATAGATGATTTTCCGAGTATTGTAAAGCGAGAACTTGAGGAATATGCCAGTATGGCAGCCGAAGATGTAAAGAATGTAGTAACAGAGGTCAGTGAGCATACCAAGCAAGAAATACAGTCGAACGCTCCTGTTCTTACGGGAGCCTATAAGAAGAGTTGGAAGGTCACAAAGACAAAGGAAACGGCATCCTCTCTTGAAATGACGGTTCATTCCGACAGGCGATATCGCCTGACACACCTTCTTGAAAAAGGGCATGCGAAACGTGGAGGCGGCAGGACAAAAGCCATTCCCCATATTGCACCTGCGGAGGCAAATGCAGAAAAGGAGCTTCTTAGTGCGATTGAAAGGAGCCTTAAGTGATGACAAGGGAAAATGTGCCAACTATGTTGAAAGAGATGAGTCTCTCTTTTGCCTATGACCATTATGCAGAAGGGGAAGCTGTTAATCCTCCATTTCTTGTATACAGATATCCGAGAGCAGATAATTTTGCAGCAGACGGGGTGGCATATTTCAAACAGGATGTATTTCATTTGGAGTTGTATACAGATATCAAAGACCCGGAAATAGAAGCAAGAGTAGAAGCTGTGTTAGATAAGTATAACTTTTTCTATGAAAAGAGTGAAACTTGGATTTCAACAGAAAAAATGTATGAAGTCCTATATGAAATGGAGGTATAGAGATGGCTACAAAAAAGAATAAAGTAAAGTTTAATATCAGTAACGTGCATTATGCGTTGGTTATAGAGAATGCAGACGGTACGATTACGTGGGGAATACCCGTGGCACTTCCCGGTGCAGTATCCATTTCCCTTGATCCGCAGGGGGAACCGGAATCCTTTTATGCAGACGGCATTGAGTATTATGTCATTAATAATAATCAGGGCTACGATGGAGATTTGGAAGTTGCGATGATTCCAGAGGAATTCAGGACAGGGGTTCTTATGGAGATAACTGATTCCAATAATGTCCTTGTGGAGAATGCAAGCAGTGAGACAGGCAAATTTGCCCTGTTATTTGAGTTTGACGGTGATGTGAAGAAAATCCGTCACGTCATGTATAACTGCTCTGCATCCAGGCCATCCATAGCTGCAAAGACCAATGAAGACGGGAGAGAAGTACAGACGGAAACACTGACCGTTAAGGCAAGGCCGCTTGCCACCGGCTTTGTTAAGGCAAAGACCGGGGACAGTACCAAGGCCTCTGTTTATAACAATTGGTACAAATCCGTTTATCAGCCGAACACACCTGAGCCGGAAGAGCCGACGGAAGAACCAACATCATAATGGAGGGATAGGACATGGGTATGATGAAAGTAATTGAAATAGACGGACAGAAGGTGGCATTCAAAGCGAGTGCCGCCATTCCCCGTATTTACAGACTGAAATTCCAAAGAGATATCTACAAGGATTTAAAAGCCTTGGAGAAATCTATCGGCCAGTCGGATGAAAAGGAATCAAGTCTTGATATGTTCAGTTTAGAGATGTTTGAGAATATTGCATTCGTAATGGCAAAACATGCAGATGCATCCATCCCGGACAACCTGGAAGAGTGGCTAGATTCTTTTAATACCTTTTCCATCTATCAGATACTTCCACAGCTGATAGAACTATGGGGGCTGAATATTCAGACGGACGTTGCATCTAAAAAAAACTTCGTCCTTCCGAGCGGGAAATGACAACCCCGCTGTTTCTTCTAAGATGCACACAGTTAGGCTTATCGATGGCAGATTTAGAACTGCTGTCGATAGGTCTGATTAATGATATGTATGCGGAGAGTAGCAACGATGACTGTAATTATGCAACCCTTGCAACACAGGAGGACTTTGACAGGTTCTGATTGAGAAGCGTTCTATTGTTTGGTATAATTCAGGGGTAGTGAATGTTTTGTCTTTATTGGAGGCACTTATGGAAATAGAGATTATTGAAGGACATGACGGTTCATCCTACTTTTGGATAAAACCGGTAAGAATTGAAACAACAGAATCCATCAAGTGGGAAGATGTCAGGGAATATGATGAAGAAATATCAATTGAGGAAGGGGATGTTGAATGCTTCCTGGCATATTTCTTTTTAAAATACTATGATTCCAAACTGACCTATAATTACAGGAGAAATTTGGAATATGGAGATGAAGCAGAGAATAACCAATTCGAGTGGTATCTGGAACATAATTTCTACACGTATGAGACCATGAATAAGATGTTGGATGATATGAAAAAGACGGCCATTCTGTTGAGGGATCATTATGATGATACTTATCTGAATGAGATTAAATCCAAGTTTTCCATCTTCTATATGGTGGATGTGGATTCCGATGAATATGTGGAAGGAAAGAATACTTCTAAAACAATAGAGATGCATAGGGATGTTGTTATTGACTTTTATAATAGATTTATTGCAAGAATAAAGAAAATGATGGAAAATAATCCTGATTGTGATTTGCTTTCCATTATGGGACCATAGGGGTAATATTTTGTATGTGTGAAGAGACAGCATAGTGCCGCAGAGAAATGATTGGTTTAAAAGACAGAGCCTCATTTTAATGTTGATGATAGATTGAGTTTCTTTCGTGAACCGAATAATCAATATGATACAAAGGCAATCGTAATTAAAGATGATGACGGAGTAAAACTGGGATATGTACCGCAGATAATGTGATTTTTGCCAGACTTATGGATGCAGGAGAACAGTTATTTGGAAAGCCTGTGATCGAGGAATTAAAAGAAATGTGTCTGAGATTGGAAATAAAAGTTTTCTAGATGAATAGAACCCACTAGCACTTGCCGGAAATGGTAGGTGCTATTTTTATTACATGGGAGCGGACACGCTCCTTTTTTGTTGCAAAAACGGAGGTGACAGCATTGGCAAGTAAAAGAATACAGGGGATTACCGTAGAGATAGGTGGAGATACCAGTAAGCTAACGGCGGCACTTAAGGATGTGGACAGGTCATTGTCTACAACTCAGGGGAATCTCCGTGACGTGAACAGACTTCTCAAACTTGACCCGGGAAACACAGAACTTCTTGCTCAGAAGCATAAATTGCTTGCGGAGGCTATCAAAGAAACAAAGGAAAGATTGGCAACCCTAAAGACCGCAGCAGAACAGGCAAATCAGGCTCTTGCCAATGGAGAAATCACGCAGACACAGTATGATGCCCTCCAAAGAGAGATTATTGAAACAGAGGAGAAGTTAAAAGGCCTGGAATCACAGGCAGGAGCCTCTGCCGTTGCCTTGCAGAAAATAGCCAACGTAGGAACTACCTTTCAGAACATTGGAGGAAAAATAGAAGGGGTCGGTAAGTCATTACTTCCGCTGTCAACCGCTGTTGCAGGTATTGGAGTGGCAGGAATTAAAGTGGCATCTGACTTTGAAAAAGCCATGTCCGGGGTACAGGCCATAACCGGAGCAACGGGTTCTGATTTTGAAAAGCTGAGGGATACGGCTATCGATCTTGGCGCAAGTACTTCTTTCTCATCAGGGGAGGTGGCGGAAGCGATGACTGAGATGGCGAAAGCCGGATGGTCAACCACTCAGATTATTGATGGTATGGCAGGGGTATTGGATGCAACAGCGGCATCAGGAGAGAACCTTGGTTCAGTTGCAACCATTGTGGCTGATGCCATTACAGGATTCGGCCTTTCTGCAAAGGATTCGGCGACCGTAGCAGACCTTATGACACAGGCAGCAAATTCCGGCACCATCGGCATCACGGACTTGGGAGAGTCCTATAAATACATTGCACCAATGGCACAGTCAATGGGACTTTCCATTCAGGATGTTACGACCGCACTATCCGCCATGTCTATGGCAGGTATCAAAGGTTCACAGGCAGGTACTTCTTTACGAACAGTACTTGCAAACATGGCAAAGCCTTCAAAGACAGTAGCAGGTGCGATGAAGGAACTGGATATTTGTATCACAAACAGTGACGGTTCCTTTCAGTCCTTAAATGAGATTGTTACCATTATGCGTACCAAGTTTTCAGGACTGACGGATGACCAAAAAGCATATTACGCAACCGCACTGGCAGGTAAGGAAGGAATGTCAGGACTACTTTCCCTTTTGAATCTGACACAGGGTGAATATGATGCGTTGTCGACTTCCATGAATACCTGTAATGGAGTTGCTGGTCAGACAGCTTCCGTCATGCAGAATAACCTACAAAGCAAGGTGGAACAGCTTGGCGGAGCGTTAGAGTCATTAGCCATTAAGCTATCGGAGTATGTTATTCCGTTCCTTACAGATCTGGTTGTAAAGATTACGGCTGCAGTGGATGCTTTTACAAACTTAAGTCCTGGGGTTCAGAAAGCAGTGTTGGTGATTGGCGGTATGATAGCCGTGGCGGCTCCGCTTCTTATCATAATCGGTAAAGTCATATCAGCTGTGGGAACGATTATGACGATTGTTCCGGCAATCGGAACAGCCATTCATGCAGTAACGGCAGCATTTGGGGCATTGAATGCAGTCATGCTTGCCAATCCAATCGGTCTGATTATAGCCGCCATAGTAGCACTGATAGCTATCTTTGTTCTGCTATGGAATCACTGTGACGGCTTTCGTGAGTTTTGGATAAACCTGTGGGAGGAAATAAAGGAAACAGCCGTGGCAGTGTGGAATGCACTGAAAGATTTCTTTAAAGGAATCTGGGAGGCAATCGCTAATATTGCGAAGGGACTTTGGGAAGGACTGAAGTCCTTTTTTAGTGCCATCTGGGATGGAATCAAAGCCATATTCGAAACGGTTCTAAATGTAATTAAGGCCCTGATTACGGCAAGATTTGAATTTTATTTGATGATTATCACCACGACTCTTACTGTAATAAAGACTGTGGTAGAAACTGTATGGAATGCTATCAAAAATGTAATAGAAGTTGTTATGGCAGCCATTTCAAACTTTATCAGCTCGGCATGGGAAGGAATCAAAAATGTAGTATCCACTGTTCTTAATGCAATACGGTCAGTGATGGAAGGAACATGGAATGCCATCAAAAATGTAGTGACGAGTGCCATGGATGTCATCAAGAACGTAATTGAGTCTGTATGGAATGCCATTAAATCGGTAATTACAACGATTGTGGATTCCATAAAAGAAACGGTGACGACTACGTGGAATGCCATAAAGGATGCCGTAACAGTAGTCATGAATGCCATTAAGGATGTTACAGTCTCTATCTGGAATGCCATAAAGGACGCTATATCATCAGCTATTACAGCCATAAAGGATGTTGCAATTTCAGCATGGAATACCATCAAAGATGCAGTAGTGTCCATCATGAATGGAATTAAGGATACGATGATTTCAATTTGGAATGCCATTAGGGATGCTGTATCTTCCGTACTGGACGGTATTAAGAATGCCGTAAATTTGGTGTTTAATAGTATTGTATCCGGCATATCAAGTGCCATGTCAAATGTGTTTGGAGCAGTCCGGAATGGATTCAATAATGTAAAGGAACATATCCTTCATCTGGCTTCCGAGGCATGGGGGTGGGGCAAGGATATCATTATGGGAATCGTTGACGGTATCAAAAGTGCCATCGGTCATGTAAAAGATGCCGTCTGCAATGTGGCGGATACCATTAAGTCATTTCTTCACTTTTCCGTGCCGGATGAAGGTCCACTGACTGACTACGAATCATGGATGCCGGATTTCATGGGAGGTCTTGCAAAAGGCATATGTGACAGTAGAGGAATGATTCAAAAAGCAGTAAAGATGGTAACAGAGGATATGACGATTGTTCCATCCATTCAGGCAGTGAGCATGGAGAAGATGGGACTTGAAAATATAATGGAAAAAGTACCGGGAGCCATGCTCTATACAGGCGGTGTGAGTGAAAAAACAGAAGACAGCGCAGGAATCAACAGCCGACTGGATGCCATGAATCGGACACTATCAAGATATCTGCCGAAGATGGCTGATTCCAAGATAGTCCTTGATTCCGGAACTCTTGTAGGAGAACTGTCTGACGGACTGAACCGCCAGCTTGGAAAGGCATATCTATGATGAGAAAATTTAAGATTATGAATGGAGAAGGAAGATATTTTGACCTTAATTCAAAGGAATTCTTTTTCCATTCCATCGGGGGATTCGGGTATAAGGACAGTACCCAGTTTAAACAGATAGGAACGGATTTCATTCCACTTGAGGAAATCTTTTCTCAGGGAGAACTGAAAGGATTCATTTTCTTTGGAGGATTGAGAGCTTATCAGGAATACAGGGAGTTTACCAGATTTGTTAGGGCAACGCCCTTAACTCTTGTTTATCAGCCGGACGAAGAATACCGGGTTCCCGTAAGGCTTCTGGAAATAGAAAAAGGTGAACTCATGGATGGTGGAATCGGTCTGAACTGTGAAGTGTCTTTTATTGCAACAGGCCTATTTTATAAGGGTGTGGCTAAAAACAGTGACACTCTTTATATCGGTGGAAAGATATACCCTTATGTTTATTCGTATGCCTATGCCGACATTTCACAGAATACTCTGCTGATTGATTCAGACAGTTATGTGGACAGTCCGTGCAGAATCAGTATCTATGGTCCCTGTGTCAATCCTGTCTGGAAACATTACGTGGATAACGTACTTTATGAGACGGGAGCCTACAGCGGAACAATTCCAGATGGCAGAAAACTTGTAGTCGACACGACAACGATGCCGTACAGCATCACGGAGCGGGGAAGCGGAGATGAGATAGTAGCGGACAGGTACCAGATGTGTGATTTCACGACAGAGAGGTTTTTTCTGCTAAAGCATGGGTTGAACCGTATTTCAGTCGTACATGACGGATTGAATGCCGCCAATATGGTGGTGGAGGGAAAAATCAGCTATGAGACCGTATAACGTGGAAATTTTTACCCAGGGATTTGTAATGGTCGGTAATACCAATGTGAACGAAATGGCTTACAAAGAGGACTACCTTTCTTCTGATGAGAATTCCATAACCATAATAGCCATACCGGGTATACAGAAACAGGACTATATCCGCATCAGCAGAGGGAAGGAAGAATATGCAGGAGTAATTTCGGAAGTCACTTATGGAACGGCTTCCTCAAAGAAACTGCAACAGATATCCTTTAAGCCGTTGATGGAGTTATTGAATACGGATGTATTATTTGACACTACTTTACAGGGGGTGGGAACATTTGAATCTTTCATCTGTGACCGTATCCGAGAGATGTTTATTAACCATGAGGATTCTCTGCAGAATATCAAAGGGCTGACGGTAACAGCAGTGTCAGGGACTGTGGACTGGGGGCTTCACATTACTCCGTCCGATAAAGGCGGACATTACAATATCGTAAATTTATTAAGTTCCATCATCATTCCGGCTTTGACGAAGTATGGAATTTTAGTAAGAACGGAACTGGATGTACAGAATAAACAGGTCAATCTCAAAGTAGGGAAGATTGCAAGCGGAGTCATTATGATTGAAAGCGACCTTCCCAATATTATCAAAAAGAGTGTGACTATTAAAAGAGTGAACGCAGATGTGAACAAACTGGTGCTTCTGGATGCTAATGATTATGTGACTAAAAAGATTTACTACCTACATTCCGACCTTGGGTATGATACCAAGAATGAAGACAGAATCACCCCGGTAATCTGTGAGATGAAGTCACTGACCTATGAAGAAGGGAGCAGTTTTGACAGTGTTGCAATAAAGGCAGCTTATGATAAATTTGCAAACCTTGCCTATTCCAATCTGATAGAACTGACCATGATAAAGGGAGACAGCCTCATAAAGCCGGAAGAGATGGAATTCGGTCAGGTAGTAAACATCATTTCTGACGGAGTGAGCTACCGGAGCATTCTGACAGGCAGGGAGACAGGAAGTGAAACTAAATTGATATTTGGAACGGTAAGGCTTGACCTTACAAAGATTTTAAGGAGGAATGAGAATGGCCGCTAATATAGCTTTGAAAACATTTAAGGGTGGGAACGTTACACCACAGGATGATGCCATTATCCATGAGACATCCATTCCGGGAGCAGGTATTTTCAGAGGATGTGAAGTGTCCTATGCAAGAGGAAATGTGCTTCATATCTCGCAGGGGTTTGGTATGATTCGTGGAAGGTTCTTCGAGATGTATGAAACGGAAGTCCCAGTTAGGCTGGCTGATACAGGACAGACATTGAATGGGAGAATTTATCTTCATATGGATCTATCCAATGCGGATGAGCCAATTAAAATCATGACGGAAACAGCAGTCATCCTTTCCACTCTTATGGCTGACAATAACGTGAATTATAACAATTCATCCTATGATTTGGAACTGGCCAACTTCACGGTTTCATCAACGGAACTCACTGATTTGATCCAGGTATTCTCCCTGCTAAAGGGCGGGAGTGGAGGAGGTGGAGGAGTCAGTCTCGAAAGGTCAGTCAATTACAGCCTTGGAGATATGGTATCTAATGGCAGTGCTCCGGGATGGGCTACCCTGTACTGTACACAGGCGGGTACTACGGGAGTAGTCGAACCTATGGGGTATGTAAAGATTACGAAAGTCGGGGATAAGGTGTTGGACGGTACGGCAGTCTTTACTGCCCGAAACATAATAGGAGAGCTGGATGGATCATTATCGACATTGACCAAACTAGACAATCAGGTAGATGCTCTTACAAGACAGGTGGAGTCAGTACTCAGCAACTCTGGGAATCTGACGATAAAAATGACGGCATTGACTGATTATAGGGCACTTGCGGAGTATGATTCTAATGTCATTTATATGTGTTATGAGGATGCTAACACACAGAAGATTACCAGAATCTATCTGGGAGAGAATAAGATTTACTCCGATGGAGTGAAGGTGACGTATCAGATTGATACCGATTATGTCCTGTCACAGATAGTTGAGGATGGAGCAGATGCCGTTAAAACAGCACCGCCCGTGACACTGAACGGATATGAATTTATCGGTTGGAGACAAGACAACACGGCAGATGCAAAGGTATTAAAGGAACTGATTATTGCAACCGATGAACCTTTTTCCTTATATGCCGTGTTTATAAAGCAGGCTGAAGTATCGTTCTTTGCCAGTGGTGGCACGGGAGATATGGAGAATATCGAAACAGGAGTTCTTTATAATAATGGAAATGCATACGGAGAAAGTACCATACTGCCGGAGTGCAGCTTCAAGAAAACAGGCTATGCTTTTATCGGATGGACTTCCGATACCTTGACAGAACCTGTTCTTCCCGGAAGTACGGCTGATTTTTCAGAGGACGCTGTTCTTTATGCAAACTGGATTCAGGAGAAGTATGAGTTTGTATTTACGGGCAGTTATTTTGAATTTATTGTTCCGGCAAACGGGGTGTATAACCTTGATGTTTTTGGAGGTCAGGGAGGTTCTGTTGAATATCAGGAACAGACTGCGAAAGGTGGAAAAGGTGGGCATTCCAACGGATATGCATATCTGACAAAGGGAACTAAACTGTATATTGCAATTGGTGGTGGTGCTCCAAAAGTTGCGTCGGTTTCATATGGAAATTATGGATATAATGGAGGTTCATCAGGAAGTTCCTACGCAACAACGAATACTTCCTATCCTCAAAGTATAAATGGAGGAGGTGGCGGATGTACCCATATTGGGACAAAGGCCGGTGATTTGAAATCTGTCACGTATGCGAGCTTGGCAACGGTATTAATTGTTGCAGGAGGTGGAGGGGGTGCGTCCCTTCAATATGCCAAGGGAGTGAGCAATCATGGCGGAGCCGGAGGTGGAGAAAATGGAGAAAATGGTTCCGGCGGCGCACTTGCCGGAAGACAAACGTCCAATTCAGCAGCTACTACATCACTCTTTGGGTATGGAGAATCCACGAACTATTCCTACGGATATGCAGGAGGCGGCGGAGGTTTATATGGCGGTTCAGTGGGACAGGGTGGACAATCCGGGGCAGGAGGTTCTGGGTATATCGGAGGAGTTCCCAGCTTTTCAAGAAACAAAAAATATTATCCGGCAACCACGGAACAGGGAAAGAATGAAGGTAATGGAAAAGCCACGATTACCTATGTAGCATGCGTTTAAAGATTGTTAAGAACACCATAGGGGTGTTTTTTTATTGTCAAAAGGAGGACAAGAATATGTATTTTAAGGAAATGATCTGCAGGATGAATTATGTTTTTGCGGCAATCGGTCTTATGCTGGGGAGGTATTTAGGAGGTATGGACGGACTGCTGTATGCGCTGGTTGCCTTTGTGGTAGTAGACTATATTACCGGGGTACTGGTGGCAATCTACAAAAAAAAGTTAAGCAGTGCGGTGGGTTTTAAAGGAATTGCAAAGAAGATTATTATTTTCCTTCTTGTTGGTATTGCCCATGTCTTAGATTCTCAGGTCATGAACATGGGCTCAGCCATGAGGACTGCAGTTATCTTTTTCTATCTGTCAAATGAGGGAATTTCCATTTTAGAGAACGTAACCAAAATGGGACTTCCTGTTCCACAGAAACTGAAAGATGTCATGGCTCAGATTCAGGAGATCCGGAAGGGAGAAAAGTGATGACGGATGAACAGAAGAAATTTATAGAGCAGATTGGGAATGCCGCAGTGTCATATTACAAGACCTACGGCATTCTTCCGTCTTTGACCATTGCTCAGGCAATCCTCGAAAGTGCATGGGGAAAAAGCGGTCTGTCAAGAGACTGTTATAATTATTTTGGAATGAAGTGGACGAAAAACTGTGGCTGTGATTACAAGGAGTATTACACAAAAGAACAGAATGCAGATGGTTCTTATGTGACGATTACGGCAAAGTTCAGAAGATATGCCAACACCGAAGAGGGCATCAGGGGGTATTATCTGTTTCTTTCAGGCTATAAGCGGTACAGCAATCTGAAGGGGGTAACGGATTCTTCACTTGCCTGTGACCTCATCAGACAGGACGGGTGGGCAACGTCGCTTTCTTATGCCACAAATCTGAAGAACCTGATTAAGAACTACAATCTGACACAGTATGATGTAAAGGTAATCGGACAGGTTGTTGCTGTATCTAATGAGGTGTTCGCATATACCACAGGGAATTACAGAGTTACCGCATCCGCACTTCGTGTGCGAACCGGCCCCGGGACATCATTTGAACAGAAGAAGTTCGAAGAAATGACCGTAGTTGCACGGAATGTGAATAGGAAGAAAAAGACCACGGGTCTGGCATTTTATGTGAAAGATATTATTTTTACAGCACAGACCATTGAGAAAATATCACAAAAGGAATACTGGGCAAAGACACCGTCCGGATATGTCTGCCTGCAGAACGGTAACGGGGTATATGTGCAAAAGCGGTAATAAAATAGGCTGGGTGGAAATACTTCATCCGGCCTGTTTTTTGTTCTTTTAAGACCAATAATAAGAAGATGAAAGGTCGTTTTTCCACTTGCTATTATTGGTAAAAAGAGTGATATATGGTACTACCAAGGAAGAAAGGAGGAGGAAGGGTGCAGATAAAAATTATCGAAGGAAGCACGGTAAGAAAGGGAAAACAAAGAGTGTGTGCCTATTGCCGGGTATCCACAGATGCAGAAGAACAGGAAAATTCACTGGATAATCAGATAGCCTATTATAAAGGTTTCATACAGAGTAATCCTGATTATGAATACGCAGGAGTTTATAGTGACTTTGCCATATCGGGATATAAGGAAAAGCGTCCAGGCTTCCAACACCTCATGGAAGATGCAAGAAAAGGCAAGATGGACCTGATACTAACAAAGTCCGTATCCAGATTTGCAAGAAACACCGCCATCGTTCTAAAAGCGACAAGAGAGCTGAAAGAACTGAATGTCGGTGTTTTTTTTGAACTGCAAAATATTAATACCCTTTCTGGAGAAGGTGAGCTTATGCTTTCTATCATTGCGGCATTTGCACAGGCTGAAAGTGAAAGTGGAAGTATGGGAGCCAAGATGGTCTACAAACGAAAGTATGAAGCAGGAATTCCCGTGCAATATCTGGAGCGGTCTTTTGGATATACAAAGAATGAAGCTGGGAAGTTTGTGCCAGAATCGACGGAAGCAAAATGGGTCAAAAAGATTTATAAAATGGCAGCAGAGGGTTATACTGCAGCTGCCATTAAGCGTATTCTAAATCAGAATGGGGTGCTGACAGTTGGTGGAGTAAAATGGATTGATTCTACGGTATTTCGCCTGATTGAAAATGAAATTTACGAAGGCGACTATATTATGCAGAAAAGCTATGTGAATGAGGAACGCAAACAGGTCAAAAATCGCGGGGAAGTAAATGCGTGGTATATTACAGACGACCATCAGCCAATCGTCAGCAGGGAACTGTGGCAGAGGGCACAGGATGGCTTGAATCAAAAAAGGGAGTATCTTGCAACAGGTTCCATAGTGGAGGATTTTTCAGAAGAAAATTATCCCTATAGGAACAAAATATTCTGCGCAGAATGCGGACAGCCTTTGTATCACAGAATCTACAGCAATGGAAACAGACTATGTTGGGACTGCAGTGGAGTGAAACGGTATGGAAAAAAATACTGCAAGGGAATCAATGTACCTGATTCAGTAATCAGGGAATGGAACTTTGATGAGAATATTTTTATAAAAGTAGCGGATCGAAGCAAGGGCGTTAAGCAGTTTTCCTATACAAAGGAATCTTCATGGAGACGCAGAAATAAGCAAAAGGAGTATATTACAACAGCACCACCCTGTACACAAGACAACTATCCCTATATATCCAAAATCCATTGTGCCATATGTGGAAGTAAGCTGACAAGGCATATTCAGAAGGGAAATAAGGTCATTTGGATATGTGGCGGTTATAAGCGTAAAGGAAAAGCATTTTGCGAAGGAGTAAGAGTTCCCGATTCGGTAATCAGAAGGTTTGACATTACTACAGATGTTTATATATCAGAAAGGAAGGATAAGCATGGGAAAAAGCATTACGGTTATTCCGGCAAAAAGCCGGGCAGAAATACGGCAGGATGTCAGACAGACTAAAAAACTGAGGGTAGCAGCATATTGCAGAGTGTCTACGGATCAGGAAGATCAGATTCATAGCTTTGATGCACAGGTGGCTTATTATACAAAATATATTGAAACGCACGAAAAATATGAGATGGCGGGCATCTATGCGGATGAGGGCATTTCGGGAACCAATACGAAAAAAAGAGTGGAATTCAAGCGTATGATAGCGGACTGCGAGGCTGAAAAAATAGATATGGTTATTACAAAGTCCATCAGCCGATTTGCAAGGAATACGCAGGACTGTCTGATGTATTCGAGAAAACTGAAGAACTTAGGCATCGGTATACTCTTTGAAAAAGAGAATATCAACACAATGGATTCATCTGGTGAACTGCTCTTTACCATTTTAAGTTCTCTTGCACAGGACGAATCCAGAAATATTTCAGAAAATTGCAAATGGGGCATTCGAACAAAGTTTAAGAACGGGGAACTTCATCTTAATACATTTAAATTCCTTGGATATGACAAGGATGAAAATGGAAAGCTGGTCATTAATTCAGAGGAAGCAAAGACCATTCGGAGAATTTATAGAGAATTTTTATGGGGATTGAATCCGCAGGAAATAGCCAAAGAACTGGAAGATGACAATGTTTTGGGATGCCTGGGACAGACAAAATGGTATGCTTCAACAGTGCTTGGAATTCTAAAAAACGAAAAGCATATGGGAGATGCTTTACTTCAAAAGACTTACACCGCAGATTTCCTTACAAAGCGGCAAGTAAAGAACCAAGGCGAAATTACACAGGTTTATGTGAAGGACAGTCACAAGGGTATTATTGATAAAGAAACATGGAATGCGGTGCAGGAGGAACTGGAGCGGAGAAAAGTCTTTCGGGAAAAACATGGAGTTAAAAGTTATAACTATGGAGCGGAATGTAATCCATTCACAAATAAGTTATACTGCGATCTGTGTGGACATGTTTTTGGGAGACACACATGGAAAACAAGGGGAATTGCACAGTGGCAGTGTAGCAATCATCGCTCAGACGGTAAGCTGACTTGCAAAAATGAATTTGTGGATGTCAGAAATCTGGAACAAGGGTTTGTAAAGGCAATGAACAGGATAACAGCTAATCGTGAAAAGTATATGAAAAAATGGGAGAGGATGATAGAAGAAGGAACACCGCTTCAGAGAGTAAGGGCAAACCAGATGATTGAAATAACAGCAGAACCACCATTGGAGGCATATGTATCTGAACTTGCGCAGCTGACAGTCATAGAGGTCACAGTGTTTGGTGCGAAGGAGTTTGAATTTGAATTTATGGATGGAAGTAAAATTAAAATCTGATCCCCACTAAATTAATGAGTAGATATTATCGCTCTGAAATGGTATAATTTGGTATAGAACTTATACATTTTATCGAAAGGGGAAGAATTATGGCTAAATTTGTTATAAAGAAAGTGCAGGCGGGGTATACATTTCATTTGGTAGCAGGAAATGGAGAAACGATTGGAACCAGTGAAGCATATACTACAGAAGCAAATTGCAGAAACGGAATTGCAAGTGTAAAAAATAATGCAGGCAGTGCGGAGATTGAAGATCAAACTTTGAATGAAACAAAAAAGAATCCCAAATTTGAGATTTATAAAGATATGGCCTCAAAGTTCCGCTTTCGTTTGAAAGCATCAAATGGTGAAAAAATCTTAGCTTCGGAAGGGTATTCTAGTAAAGATGCTTGTAAAAATGGCATTAGCAGTGTTAAGTTAAATGCTTCCAACGCTTCAATAGAGATTGGATATTAATATTTGATGGCAACTCATATATTTATTTGAGTTGCCATTTCTAGGCTGAGTTTTTAGCAATCATATTGGGAAGGGTGTGTAATTTTGCAAAGAATATATGCCTATGATAAAATAAAAATTAGTTAATACTTTTATGTAAGTCTATGGGGGAATTATATGAAGGATTATGAGAAATGTGCTGATCATACAATAAAAAAGTTTGAATTAGTTAGTACCTATATCGAAGGATGGGCAAGAAAAATTCTTGGATATGGAGAATCAAAAGGTCTGGTATATATAGATTGTATGTGCAATCGAGGCAAGTATTATAGTGGAAAGAATGAACTGATTGAAGGGACTGCAATTCGTGTTGCAAAAAGTATTAACGAAATAAATAGTTATTTCAAAAAAGAGGCAATTCTGTATTTTAATGATTTAGATAATGAAAAAATCCAATGTTTGCAAACGGCTATAGAACAATTAGATCTAAATAATGTTACCATATTTTATAGTAATGAAGATGCAAATGATTTATTAAGAACATTTGCTGAAAAAGATTTTTTGAAACATAATACCTTAGTTTTTTATGACCCCTATGAAGCTGATATAGATTGGGTGGCATTAAGTCCATTTTTTAATATATGGGGGGAGGTTATTATTAATCACATGGTTTCTGATCCCATTAGAGGAGCAAAAACAGTAAAGAAGTCAGAAAAAATAGCCAAATACGAAAAAACGTATCATCATAGTATTGATGAAATTATTGCAGTAAGCGAGAAATCCAATAATAGAGAAGAATTAGAAAAGATGATAACGACAATCATTGATTCTTGTATATATTCGGGTAATAAAAAGTATTATATTGCTTCATTCCCATTTTATATTCAAACAAACCAGTTAATGTACAACTTGATTTTTTTTAGTTGGAATAAAAAAGGAACCATATTATTTAAGAAAATAGCGTGGGATACATTTGATGGACAATCAGCGGTTAAGCGCACAACTGCCTCAATAATGAAAGGACAGTATTGTCTTGATTTTGATACGGGAAATATAAAACAGGAATCAAAAAATGGTGTATACACCATTTATGATATTGCAAAATATGTTTATGATAAGTATCAAGGACGTGGTGAAGTTCAACTTAAAGAAATATATGCTCATTTAGAAAATCACCCTATATTTCCGTCAGATGGATATAAAATGCAGATAAGAAATGAACTTAAAGAAACATTTGGAGTAAAATTTACAAAAAATAGCGTTGTTCTTTAGACAGGGGATATTATGAATAAAACCAAAATACAGTGGACAGAAATGACATGGAATCCGGTAACGGGATGCACTAAATTATCAGATGGCTGTGAGAACTGTTATGCCGCTAGAATGGCAAAAAGATTAAAAGCCATGGGAAATCCAAGATATATTAATGAATTTGAAGTGACTGTACATAGAGACCTTTTTAATATGCCATTAACGGTTAGAAAACCTAGGATGATTTTCGTTAATTCAATGTCAGATTTGTTTCACAGTAGTGTTTCAGACAGGGATATTATAGAAATATTTAATACTATGAATGCAGCACAGTGGCACACATTTCAAGTGTTAACAAAGAGACCAGATAGATTACTAAGAATGGATCAAGCAGGACTGTTAAATTGGACACAGAATATATGGATGGGAACTACAGTAGAAAACGATAAGTATTTGGAGAGAATTAACTGTTTGAGACAAACAAATTCTGCAACTAAATTCCTTTCATGTGAGCCATTATTGGGAAGTTTAGCAACAATGAGTTTACAGAACATTGATTGGGTTATAGTTGGTGGCGAATCAGGTCCCAACTCTAGAGAAATTAAGAAAGAATGGGTAATCGAGATTAGAGACTTATGTAAAAAGGAAGGAGTACCTTTCTTTTTCAAACAATGGGGTGGAAGAAACAAGAAAAAAAGCGGAAGGGTTTTGGATGAGAAAACATATGATGAGTATCCATTATAGTTTTTTTGCAGAAAGGGTAAATTATGGCATCTGCATACCGAGAAAATTTAATAATCAAAGTAATTAATGAATCACACGCAAATGCATGGTCACAGGCTGTTAATGAATGGGAGATAACTGATTGTATAGAAGATGAAAGTTGTAGCCAAAGTTGTATTTGTGGTAAAGAAAATTTGCGCTACTTATATGAAATACATAATATGATAACCAACAACTACTTATATCCTATTGGTAGTTCATGTATAAAGAAATTTGAACGTGGAGATATGGTAGAAGAGACTTTAATTGCAGAGGATATGTTCAAACTACTACATGCAGTAGAGAATAATCACTTCATTGAATTGTCATCTGAACTATTTTCAAGAAAACTGTTAAGAGCCTTATATGATAGAGGCGCTTTTTTACCAACAAAACATAATAGTTATAATGAATTTAATGATTATAATTTTATGTTGGATATGTTTAATAAGAGGAGAATTAGTGAACTACAAGAAAAAAAGGCGAGAGCCATTATATTAAATTCCATTAAGCCATATTTGCAATCCGAAATAAGAAACAGAGTGAAACGATAA